CGATCCAATGGACCGAAGAGTATCAAGGGGATGTTCAAAAGCAGTTGCGACATTCCCGATTAACCGAGCACTGCTACCTGGAATATTGGAAAGCATGTCCTCGGTATAGCCGAGAACTCTCTGCCCTCCACTGACGCGCTGGGGCGCAAAGCCAAGTACCTTATTCTGCTCATCGGGATGAAGTTGTCCAAACGAAGGGTCCATCGTGGAGATCACCTTTCGGCGTTCCTCAATGGACAACTGGCGAAAGTTCGGATCTTGTAGAACGGTACCTACGTCAGCCATCTTATTTCACCACACCGATGGATTTCAAATAATCGTTCGCATTTTGGGGAGCGAAATTCCCACGACCACCACCAGATGAAGGAGCATTATTGGATGGAGATGCTGGCCCCGCTGCTGGGTTCATCCCCGGTTGCCCATAAGTCCCCATCTGGTTGAGCATCGTTCCTCGCTTGCGATCCAAAAACGGAATGATGATATCCTGCACCGCAGAACGGAAGTTCTCAGGGCTCAAGTTCTCATCAGTCATGTTGAACCCCATCTCTCGGCTCATGTCCGTTGCGGAGCCGAAGCCAAGGGCACCGGAAAGTTCATCCGCAAAAGCGATTCTGGCCATTCGGAAGTTAGAGTACTTCTTATTGCCGACTGCAATACCACCGGGAACGATTGCCTTGTTTAGGATTGTTGCACCGGATCGAGAGGCGGCATTAGATGCGGCAATTAAATCAGGAACGGCCAACTTCACGTTATCAAGAGCAGCCAATTGCTGTTGAACCTTGGGGTTCTTCGCTAAGGTGAATCCCATTTCAAAAGATGCTGGATTGAAGTTTGGATTGAGGTCTGCCGCAAGATCGTAGATGGCGAGCTTCTGTTGAGGATCGCGACTGTACGAATACAAACCACGGAACTGCTGCATTGTGAGTTTCCCATATGCCAGATCTTGGGCCACTCGGTATCGAGGTGTTCCCGGATCAATGGGGGGAGCAGGCTTGTTTCTAGCATCGACTTCGTTCTGAATACGGACAGTCGTATTGCTACCAGCTTGCCCAGGGGTTGGGTTAGTCAGCAGATACCCAGTACCGAAGTCTTTATCCTCCGGGGAAAGCGTCTTAGAATTCTGAATTGCCCCGTAGGTTTTGTTTGCGTCCGTGACTGCTCCCGTAGGGATTTCTCCTGACGCCCGAAGCTTACCGATGATTGTCTGGTATTTGCTCTTGTCCTTTTCAACCTGCGGTTTGTTTGCATTCCTGGTCTGATCTGTGTTGTAGGCCGCTTCTGCCGCTTTAATGACAGATCGTGGAACGATTTCTCCCGCTTTGTGCCCTACGGCAAACGGAGCTAGTTCGTCAGATAGAGCGGCGAACGGAGGAGGATGTACGTATACCATCCCCGGCTGCGTGGGCGATGGCGTACTGGACATTCCGGGAGGAACCGGATCGCTTGCCTTCTGAAGTTGCGCGTCAGTTCCCCATTGCTTCACATATTGCTGCTCAAGGGCTTCGTTCCGCTTCGCAATAGCGTCTGCCGATTTAATCCCCGGCGCTGCCGCCGCCGATGCGGCTTGCGCTTTCCGCCATTCCGCTGTTGCGGCTCGTTGTTCTTCTTGTGAGGCTGCGTTTGCTAGCTCAGTCTTTTCCTTAGCCGCCTCCGCATTCATCGCGGATTGTTGCTGAATCTGTTGCACATTGCGCTGGTACGCTTCCATCTGCGCGCCGTAGCCAGGATGCAAGATACCTTCCTTCGCCGCCTGTATTGTCGCGGGGGGGATATAGGATCTCCCTGCCGCATTGACATACCCGGCGGCAAAGCCCATTCCTGCCGATCCAAGCCGCTGAAGAATACCAGGGGCTCGTGGGACGGGTTCCTGCGGAACCTGCATAGCTCCGTTGGCGGCATTCTGCGGCACCGCCGGGGGCGGCGGCTGAAACCCCGTCATCCTCTGAGCAAATGTCGGCTTGAATGGAGGCGGAGTGATCGATCGCGTGGGAGCGCCTTGCGGTTCGGCCATCTCTCCATTCTCCGAGATGTTCGGGTTGATGGGTGGAGGAATCGGGGACGCGGGGTTCGGCGCCACGACATCAGGCATGGGAGTTGAGGCTCCCTGGTCCTGCTGCATTTTCTGCCGCGCGGCCTGTGCGATCAACGTGTCGTCATTCAGGTCGGGAATCGGCGGGGGAATACTGGCGACGGGCGCGGGCGGGACGACTGGACGCGGCGGCGCTCCCGCTGGAGTGCCGGAAGGCTCCAGCGTCGGGACAATCGGTTGTCCGTCTTCGTCAATCGGGTTTCCCTGCGCGTCAAAGCGCGGCATCGTCAAAACTGACATTAGCGTCTCCGGTATTGCATCTGAGGTAGGTTTGCCGTCGATACGCGGGCGTCAGGGCGTCCATTGAGCGGGATCACGGCTTCTGGCCCATCCTCTCCCAGCAGGACGTTGGTGGGCTTGGAAACTACCGTTCCTTGGGCTGCTGCCTGCTGTGGCCTGGTGTTCCGTGGCGGCACGCCGAATTGTTCATGGAACTGGTTAGGAATGGGCGTCTGCGGAGGCATTAGGTTTGCCGCTCCATCATCTAGCGTCTGCGTGGCGTTGGGCAACTGCGGGACTGGAGTAGGGGCGATCCCACTTCCAGGTGTCGGCCCTTGATCTGGGCTGGATGACGGGATGCTCTGCATTTGCGCGATGTCGTCTGCCGTTTGCGCGTCAGACTGGGCTGGAGGTGCCGAACCGACCGGGAGTGGACCCTGCGCCGGCCCCTGCCCCCGATTCCGATTGCGATAGTTCATCAGCAATCCCCCTACAGCCCCACCGGCTTTTATGGAATTCTGCATCTGCGCGTTCTGCGGATAGGCGGCTCCCATGTAACCAGATCCAAACCGCCCTGCCGTGTGTAATATTGCTCCGATATCCGACATATTACCTCCCGCCCTGTTTGTACTGCATCCTTGGACCGACCGGGACTACTGCCTCCGGGCCATTCTCTGCAATTCGCGCCCGAGTGGGCTTGCGAATGATGCCTCCCTTTGCGAGATTCATGTAATCTGCGTCTTGATTTTCAACCGCTCCAGGGGTGTACCCACCGCCTCCCCAGTTGTTATCATTACCGCCGCCCATCCCTGGGTATGCGATCGATGACGTAACGGACGGCGAAGGCTCTGGTTCGGGTGGGGCTTCCGGCCACCCGCCGGCCCATGGAGGCGACTCGATGTATCCTCCCCCGCCGTTGGATTCTCCGCCGCCGCCTCCTGTCCCTGGATATGTAACGTTGCTGGACGCCTCGCCCGGCGCTGGAGGCTCTGGAATCTGGGGATCTGGAGCCGCAGGATTAGGGGATGGCTCGATAGGCTTCAGCGGAGTGGGGGTCGGCACGACTCCACCCCATTTCACATTGGAGTCCACGGATGTCGGTGCTGGAGGCTCTGGGATAGTGGGATTCGTGGGAGGGGGCAAAGCAGGTGGCGCAAGTGGGGCTGGAGTCGTCGCGGGGCTCCCGCTTCCCTTAACCGGGCCAACACTCATAGTTGGGGAAGGCGGAATCACGCCCACGCCAGGCCCCATTGTCATGGTCGGATTTGGAAGGGTTTGCACGCTTGTATGTGTTTGCCCCGATTCAAGCGGAACAGGCGCGCTTTTCGGCGGTTGCGGCGGAGGCGTGTTGATCGTACCTCCAGGCATACCGCCTTCCGATCCTTTGTCCGGGGAAGTATTTTTCCTACTTGTTAGCGAGAAGCTCTGCGATGATGGATAATCCTCTGGGTCACTCCCAGGTCCACCTGTCTTGGGCCTCAACCGAGGGTCCAACTGATCGTAAATTGTCGGGTCCACCACGTTTTGACGCGGCAACCAAGGGTAACGGCTTCGGAGATCAGGCATACGCTGGAACCTCGTTGCGGCGACGATAATTCATGCCGCCAAGTTTGATTACGATTTCCGGTCCGTCCTCGCCCACGCGAGCCACAGTAGGCTTATCCACCACGCCTCCCTTTGCAAGTGCGTTTGCCACCCCGCCCACTACCTTTTCCAGCGTGGTTGGCAATTGTGCCGCCTTAATCGCGCTCTGTTGGCTGGCCGCGTTCGCTCCAGTCGTATTGCCGAACGCCTGGAGTTGGCCGGCCATCATCGAATTCGCTTCGTTGTAGCCCGTCTGCTCTTCATTACGGATGTCCGAGCGCGCTGCCGTCTGATCGGAGCGGGTTGCCCCAGCCTCTTGCGTAGCACGCTGTGATGCCGCCGTGTCTTGGTAGCTCCCACGGCTGAACTGGGCTGCCTGGTTGGATTGGCTTGTCTGCTGTCGATTCTGTGCGAGCGCCTGCGCTCTCTGCGCCGCCGTCACATCCCCGGCAGTGGCGAGCGCCGTCTGCTGATTGGCAATATCGTTCTGCTCTTGGAGATACGCCGCCCCAGTGGTGGTTGCTCCGGCCGCCCGTCCCGTAGTCAGAAATTGCTGATTGGCGATATTGGCCTCACCGGATGTCGTGGCTGCCTGGGTTTCCCGCGTGGCGATGTCTTGCGCCGTCGCGAGTCGAGTCTGTTCTTTCTGCTGTTCCGTGGTGAGTCCGAGTTGCGCGGCCTGGATCTTGGCTTTTGTCATGGCGTCGGCGGAAGCAACCGCGCCGGTTTGCCGCTGCCGATCTAGCGCCGCAGCCATAGCCAAGGGGGAATTAGCCCCAGATGCATTCGCTTGTCGCTGGAGTTGATCGGTCGTGGCCGCCGTACCCTGCCCGACCGTGCGCGCCGCGTCTTCGATCATGGCTTGCTGCTGATCTGGACCGAAATTGTAATTGTTCTGATATTCAGAACTGAGCCCCAGCTGTGATGGATCGATTGCGTTGTCCAACTGCTGAGACATCTGGCCCGTTGCGGTGTTGAGATCGGTCGCTCCCGTGTCGTATGTCCCGGCAACCTGCCCCTGATAATTGCGGGCGTCCTGACGAAGATTTTCAACGCTGGAGTTGTATGTCTGCGAGCCGATGTTAGCATTCCCCGTCATCGCCGCTTGCTCGTCGGGGGTCAACTGATTTTCCGCCGCCATCGCGGGAGTCCATCCGAGCGCATCCAGCCCCGCTTGATTCGTGATCCCAGACGCTTGGTCGGCGGTATACCCAGGATTTTGCAGGAGATTCGCGTAAGCCTCATCTCCGGTAGACCCTAATTGGGTGGCGCGCATTTGCTGCTGCGCCATTTGCGTTCCGTAATTATTCATCAGAACGCCGCCCTGCGTTACCGCGTAGGCATTCTGATTGGCGAGCATGTCCCCGACGTTATTGGAGGAATTGAAGGACCAATCGGGGACCGTGCTGGTGGTTCCGTCGGCGTTGGTTGTGGTCTTGATCGGATACCCACCGATGGCACCCGTCGTCATTGTCCCTGGATTGCTAGCGCCATAGCCCCCAGGCAAGATCCCATTCGTAACTCCGTTCGTGGCAGGCGCCGGATCTGATGCTCCCGGTGTGACTGAATCGGAAGGCATCGTCGGTGTAGCAGGCGCAGGCGGAACAGTCGAATCTACTACACCAGTATTCGTATACGCCGGAGGGTCAGTCTGCGCCGCAGCTATGGCCTGAGCGCCGCTTGGATTTGCGGACGAATCGGCGTAGGATGTCGCGCCAGGAGGAATCGGCTGTCCGAGCGAATTGAATGTGTACCCTGCATCGAGCATCTGTTGGTAGGTCATATAATTCCCCTATGCCGCGATCATGTGAATTGAACCCCAGTGCCCGTTAGTGCCAGTTACCGGAGATCCAGAACTCTGAAATGCAAAGAATTCCACGATGTCATTGACCGCCAAGCGGGCAAACGATGTGACATGGGCCGTTCCATTCGGGCTTTCCCCGATATGGGATGGCGCACCGGCTGGGTCAGATCCGTTGATCTTCACTTGGAGCACCGTGATATACGAAGTGCTCGACATGTTGATATAGCCGGTAATCATGTACCAGCCGGCGGTCTGGCAGGTGAACCTGGAAGGGTTAACGCTTGTCGAATGGATTCCGCCAACATCTTTGACGTTAGTATCAAATTGGATAGCGCCTGCGGAAGTTGGGATGGTCCATGATGCAGACCGGTATGCAAGGCTGTGTTGCGCCACAAGTGCTGGACCTTGCGGGCCAGTTGCACCTGTCGGGCCAGTAGCACCAGTGCTTCCTGTAGGACCAGTTGGACCAGTTGGTCCTGTTGCACCCGGAGTCCCAGCCGATCCCGTCAATCCGGTTGGTCCAGTTGGTCCCGTTGCTCCAGTCGCTCCGGTTGGTCCAGCGGAGCCCGTCAGCCCTGTCGGGCCTACAGAACCCGTTGCTCCAGTCGCTCCGGTCGGCCCCACCATTGACGTTCCAGCGGGCCATACGCCGCCCGCTTTTGGACCGTACAAATAGTTGGTGGTGGTGCGAATGTAGAAGTTCCCGTCTGAACCTTCAGTAGTAGGGGCGGCAGTACCGTACAGAACCGTATTTGACGCTCCAGTTGGGTTCCATATTGATCCGTTGACCGTCACTGGGCTGCCCACAATATCCAATTCCAGCGGGGCTCCCGTGTTGTGATCCCACGATGCGATATTGGCTTTCTGGTCCGCAAATGTGAGGTCGAGCCCCTGCCCCGCCACCGTCTCCAAGCCTCCCTGCACATGGATTCCGCCTAGTATTCGATCACCCGACACATAGGAGCGAGAAGGTCTACGGGGGTCGCGCGTATCGGGAGAAGCCAGTTCCTTATGGCGATTTTCCAAATTGTCAATCGCCCCCTGCGCTTGGTCAAGTGCCCCCGCGATGGCTGTTAACGCGTCCTGCACCGCTGGATAGGTGATAGTTGAGATTGCCGCTCGCACGGTCTGCGCCGCGCCGCGAAGGTTCGATACTGATGGAGTTCCTGATTCTCGTGGCATTATCGTTGCATCAAATAGGGGCTGTAGTACCAGCGAAGGTACGCCAGATTCCAGTAGTTATCGATCAATGAGTCCGAAAATTCCACAAAGGCGAGTTCGTTGCGCATCCGAGCCAAAACGAGAGCATCCTGGTCAGGGACGGTGGATAGAGCCACCTGACGGCACGGGAAGTTATTCGCCGCGTCAATGTCGTATACTTTCGGCGTGATAGATCCAAGCCCCTTCAGCCGCGCATGGAATCCGTGGTGCATGAGGATCTGCCCCTGCGAGACACCGCGTCCGGGCAATGGGCAGGTTCGATAAAGGGACGAAATCGCCGCGCCATTGTCCTGGTATGGAGTCGTATTGACGGAGAGGGTCGCGTCAGCGTATGTCGCTGTCGGCACCCCAACGGTGGCAAACGTGAATGTCGCCGGTGCTGGCACGGTGGCGATGGTGTAATATCCATTGAGCGCCGCTGTCGCCGAGCCTGAAACCTGAATCCGTTGCCCAACGTAGAGACCGTGTGCGCTTGCCGTGGTTGCCGTCGCAATGTTCGTTGGGGTTCCTGCCACGGCAATGTTGGTAAGCGTGGAATCTGAACGCTTGAATGCTCGAAAATCAGCGTCGCTGGTCTTTCGAACTAACGGGTTTGATACGGAAGATCCGAGCCACAATTCCACCTTCCCGGAATTCCCAATCGCCTGCCCCGGAAGATCGTTACGAACCAGATCCATCGCTCCCAGGAAATACCCGTATAGCGAATCGAGAGAATACATGATGGTGTCTGGCGTAGTTCCGTTCGTGTAGTCCCACGTCATGATGTGTGAGGCGCTGGTTGCTCTATCGAGCGCCACCATTACATGCACACGCTTATTCCCAGCATCGTCCTTGATTTTTATTAAATATGACAGTCCCCAATTGATTCGATTCCAGTCTGGAGTCTGTAAATAGCTCACCGGCAGAGAAGTGATTGGTGCTCCCGTAAATAGATACAACCCAGCCTGATCTGCCAACCAAGCATAGTTTCCGCTAGGTGCAACTTCTACCCCGTGGATTGCCTGTGTCCCATGTCTCCCGTCGATCAACTGTGCCGCTGCCCATGTCACTGGAACGTCGTTATTGTCAGTGGTTGCCCAAATCTCATTCGGGCCGACGATGTAATTGGCGCTTCCCATGTGAAACATGGTGACGATTGGCCGTTGCCCTGGGAGTTGCAGCATGTGCTGATCTTCCGTGATTGCTTGATAGCTGTTCGGCTCGCTCACGTAGATTGCGTCAATCGTGTTCCCTTGATTATCGGCCTGGGTTCCGAGGTACGCCATCCGGTTCCCAAACAGCGCAACATGGCGGATCTTGAACGCGCCGGTTGTAGTGTTGTTGCTACCCTGCGTAAGCCAGTACAGATAAGGAGTGGCATCTACCCCTTGACTAGCTAGGTCGGCGTCCGATGTTGAAATATCGACGTTGAACGCCGCACCTGCACCTGGAACTGAGGTTCTAGAACCTGGGACGATGTAATACTGGTTTAGGTTGGTGCTCGTGGACATTATTACCGATACCGCTGTCATTTCAGCCTGCATCGGATGTGAAGCGTTCCAGTTTAACGCGAAAGCCATCCGCAGGTTTTTCCCCCCTGAGGATGTTACAGAAATCGGCGATAAAGATGGGCGGGATGCCGTAAATGAAGTTGTCGAATCCGGGGATACCCGCGTCACAAATCCGGTCGTGAATTCTACCAAATACCCTAGGCGGTGGTCTCCTGCCGTGACTACTCCGGCGGAGTTCTCTGATATTACTGGAGCATAATTAGATGGTCCGCCGAATAGATTATCCTTTGAACTGGGTCCAGACATCGGAAGAACGCACCCGATGCTTACTCCTTGCTGGCTGGAATCAAAAATAGTTCCATACAACCGCAGCCCTACTCCTATTATGCTTCCGCCGTTACATGGCGCAGAAAACATAGGTTTGTCAACAATTGCAGCGCATGACTTCAAGTCGTAAACCGCAAGGTATGTATATGGGATCTGCGACCTTATGTACGCTATAGCGGTAGTCCCAAAACTTGAATTGATCTGATAAAATGGCGCGATGTAATTGTACATCTCCGCAGGCTGACCGAGCGATAGACTCGTGAGTGCTGGGTTGACTGCCGCATATCCGTGCCGCTTCCCTACGCTCCCGGCGCTGTATTCCACATTCCGCGCCAGTAGAGCTTGCGACACAGCCCCGGAATAGACCGCCGCGGCAGAGCGAATACCCACCATGGATGGATCGGTGAGAAGATTCGCCCCGCCGAAGGAGTTGATTTCGGAGTAGCTGTAATCGTTTAGGAGGCTCGTATGGATACCCTAGAGGAGGGGCGCAAGCGCCAAGCCAGCGCCCCGATGGACTACCGAGCCAGAAGCGCGGCGGTGATAACCAACCCGGCCACCTGGGAAGTCGTACCAGCAGGCTTGGTGCTCAAGCGGTCTCCCTTTAGTAGGAACCGATTACCGAGTACGGCCAATGTCGCCACCTGGGTGGTTCGGACCGTGGACTTCAGGTTGAACGCTCCGGTTGTGACTGACACGCCAGATCCAGGGGCCGTCGTGCCGCTGTCCGCCGTGACATCGATGGTAACGCCGCCTCCGTCATTGGCGATGACATCGTAGTTGGCGCGCAGATCCAGAATCTCGTAGGTCCGGTCGGCAATAAAGAATGCCGCTGCCGCTAGGCCAGTGAGGTCGCTCTGCCCTACCACATGATGCTTCGCGTAGGTGATTTCCTTGCGCCCTTGCTGGTCTTCGGCCACGGTGATTGTGACGACCAAACCAACCAGCGCGGCAAAAGTGGCGCCGCTAAACGCGATAGACAAACGATCCCCTGTCGCCAGACGGAGTGTCGCCGCAGTTGCGGTGAGTGTACCGGGATAGACGACGTTTGCGGTCTGTGTCAGCAGAATTCCGACGTTCGTGTTGTCAGAAAGTAGGGATGTTCCGCCGCCGGCTGCCGTAGTCCCTGTATCCTTCGTGACGGTGAGTTTCACGCCAGCCGTGCTGGATTTCGTAGACCACCGCATGTCGATGCCGGTGACAACGTATGCGCGATTGGCGACAAACACGTACTGGTTCTGCACCAGGTCCGCATTCGCCTTCACACTGTAGTTGACTGACCGGCAGACCCCGCCAGGAGCGAGGCTGATAGTTACGGACACGCCAGCCAGGGAAGTAGTCGTACCAGCTATCACGATGCCCAGAGAATCGCCCTTCGCTAGTTGCAGATCCACGGCGTCGCTGTCTCCGGTACCCGTGGCTGCCAGCGTAGCCGCCGTCACAGTCGCATTGGCGATGGCGTGCAGATCAAACGTCCCGCTCATCAGCGAAGTACCGGAACCCGGCGCGGTGCCAGAAGGGCACTTCTCCACGTAGGCCGTGCCCGACACGGAACTCTGCGTTTTATGGAACCAGTCGATGCCCACGACGCGGTACGGCTGATCCGCGATGAAAAACAGTTGGGTGGTGATCGAAGCGGCATCTTCGAGGGGGAATGTGATGGACTTCCGGTCGTAATTCGCCGCCGATTCAGCTAGCAAGATCCGGTTGTTGGCGTCTACGCTCAAAGCGCGAATATCATCGGTGTTGGCGGCGTTCCTCCACCGTTCCTCAAATGTATTATCCTTGGCAAAAGACGGGATAGTCCCCGAGTATTTGGTGGACGCGGGGTTGTTTCTCAGGCCGGAGCGCTCCAGAAACGGAGCGCGAATAGCCGCTGTGAGATTCTGGATCGTAGTGTTGCGACTCATTGTCATTCTCTCCTTTGGTGATGGTTGATGTCGGAAGCGCCGGTAAAGGCATTTCGGGGATTACAGTAGATAATTCACGTCCTGATTGACGCGTAATCGATATGGGGGACGCTGCGTCGGAGTGCATTGAAGAGCGCGCACGCCAGTCTGAAGTAGTTCGCGCAGAATACCACCCGTAGCGTCAGCTTGCATAGTTGGGCCAAGAGCCATCGTATTGAGTTCCGATGCTCGATCACGAGCACCCCTGGATGACGCAGCAAGCCCCGCTGTGCGAATGGCAAGGAAATCAATGCTGTCATCGATGCCCGTCGTGTCGGTAGAGCCAGACACCGTCGCTGCGCTAGAGATGTACACGATACGCAGTTCGCGGATTCCCGAGCACGGGGGAAAGCGTAGGGAGTCTTCTTCCCACGACACACTCCCCAATACCGGGTTGGAGTTGCTCACCTGTTCGATACGGTTTACCTGCGTCAGTGGAACGAACTGATCGCCTGATTTGGTAGCTGTACCCGTGGCCGCCGTGTACGTCCCGATTCCCACCGCTCCATTCAGCAGGAAGGTGGACGGGTCCGAATACGTGACGGCAAACATGCCGTTGGCCCCGACGATTCCGAGTATGCCGAAGACCACCGCCTGATCGCCGTTGATGAACGGATGCCCCGCTGCCGTGACGGTGATAAATCCAGAACCAGACGCGGCGTTTGTGATCGCCACGCTGGTCAGATTTCCGCGCTCTTCAACCGCCTCGATCTCCCCGAGGTCCGTGATGCCTGCCGTCGCTGGGCTGAGGAAGCTTGTATTCGCGGGAAGGTCATAGAATACCGTCCGCTGAACGCGCGGATTGGCGACTCCCTGCATGGCGCGGTAGAGTTCCCTCAGAGACATCTGGAAAGGCTGCTCCAGCGCCGTATTGGTGAAATCCTGCCCACCGGCAACGAGATCGTCACCGAGGTAGAACCGCGCAGCATCCAACACCATTTGTTTCGTCGGGACCATGTGAGCTTTACGCCGCCTTAGACGCCTTCTTCGCCGTGATCCGGTTCTCAAGGAACGCGAACGCAGCGGGGTCTTCCAGCTTCTCCGGGATGAGGTCGTGCTTTACGTAGAAGTCCACCAGATCTACGCCGCACTCCTTGCAGACAAGCGCCTGAGCGCGGATCTGCTCACCGCAAGCGCGGCAAGCTTTCAATTCCACCTGCTCGATTTTGGGAACCCACGGAAGGTTGTTTGCCCCGAGCCATAGCGCCATTGATCGGTGCAGGTCGCTGATGTTTTTCACTTCCTGCTTGGCGTACATGACCGTGGCAGAGTTGATGAGGGCGAGCGCATACGCGGTCTGCCGGCGTCGCACTTCTGCCAATTCCTCGGCGGTCGGAACGTCCCCTGCGATGACCGTCACGCCAGGCCCCATATTTCCGTTACCCTCCACCACATCGGACGCCCAAGCGGTTACCAGCGTGCGCGCCACTTCGAGAGCGGAAAGCGGATGCGGGATAAACCTTTCTCCGTCCTGGGTGAAGTCGCGGCTCCACGTAAACGTATCGTACAGGCGGATGAGCGTGTGACCCTGGTTCACCTCGCACGGCGATTCATGATCCCGGAACAGCGGTTCCGTGGCGGGTACGCGCCCCGGATTGGAAGTACTCATGCGCTCCGGGTTGTACTCGCGGACGATAATCGCATCCCGCTTCGCTGCCGGATGCTGATAGGTGATGAGTCCGTTGTGCCTCGCGTAGTGCTCCACCGCGATGGGATAAACGGATAGGATCGTTCTACTGTTCGGGATGATGGTCGGCATTTGCTTCCTTTGTGCCCCAACTGGGGTAGCTGATTGAATCTTTCGTGCCCTCGACGTGATCGTATGTCGTAAGATCGTTCCTGATCCGGTCGTACATATTCGCCTTGCTGCGGGCTTCCTTCTTTTCGATGGTTTCGGTTGCGCGTCGCTCTACCTCTTCTGGGGTAACGCTGCGCTGTTTTCTGATCTCATCGATTGCGGCGGTAGTGAGTTCAATGCAAGGCTCCATACCAGGGTCCAAAACAACCGTCGTCGGGTAATACTGCCCAACGCGCGGCCATTCCAGGCTGTATCCGAAGTGCTTGCGCCACTCGCTTTCAGACGGAGATTCGATGAAATGGCACAGTATCCACTGGTGATCCGCCACTAGGCACATCTTGCGAAGCGCGTACACGGGCCATGCTACGATCAGCCCAGTGTCCGGTTCCGCTTTGTAGTCGAACTTCCCGACAATCCGCATCGGGTGGAGCATGGACGGGTCTTCTGACCACACCCACTTATAGAGCCCTTGCCCTGTTGCGACGCGCCCTAGATCTTGAGCGAGCCGGGTGTTCAGTTTTCGGATGTCATTGGTCATATAGTGTGCGGAAAACGGGGCCGCGGGTTTGAGCACGGCCCCAGGGTGGACGTGGACGGAGGAAAATCAGCGATTAATAGCCCGACGGTAGTGTGACATTTGAGATGTAGAAATTTGCTCCGGGGTCAAAGCAGACGAAATCATACGCCTGTTTGATAATGAAGTGGCGAGCGGCCTTGAGGTTGCCGGTGCTCATGCGGGACTCGAACACAGTTTTGCCGCCGACATCATGGAACTTGGTGTCGAACAACTGCGCGCGGCCCCAGACCTTCGGGTTGGTGAAGTCGAAGCGGCTGCGGTCCTGCCGTTTGGAAAGGTGGCAGGTGATGCCGCAGTAGTCGAAGGTTTCCTCATAGCCGATGTTGCTGGGCATGAGGTCAGTGGACTTCTGGGCCTTGTCGGTGCGGAAGATGGTATTCAGCGCAATACCGAGCGAATGGACGGAGGCGCGCTGGCTCATGTGGGCGATTCCGATTAGTCCCTTGACCACGGACGCATCGCGGCGGGCGATAATCCCGTCGAGACCGAGCAGCCCGTGCTGGAAGGTCAGCGAACTGGAAGCGTTGATAACGGTTGGCACCAACTGAGGGATGGTGCTCTTCAATTGACCGAGGTAGTAATTCGTGGTGGTGGCGTCGTTCGCATAGTACAGACCGTGGCGGAAACTGTCGCCCGTAAGCGGGGCAGTCAGGTTGGCGAACGTCAGGATGTCGGTCGTCGCGCCGTCAGTGATCGTGCCATTGAAATAGACGACCTTGTTGGTGTAGTCAATGTGGTCGATTTGCAGCGGGATCACACTGGTAACGCGCTTTGTGGTACCGAGCGTATCGAACACGCTGACCACCATTCCCTCGCGGAGTTTGCCGATACCGAGGTAATCGGTGGCTCCAGCGAACGTCATGGAATCGCCGCCGGACCATGCGCCGGACGAATACAGGCTGGAGGAATTGGTCAACTTGCCGCTTCCGTCGCCGTGGAATGCGATGTCGTCGTAGACCTTCATTTCATCCATCGCCTCGTTCAACTGCTTGGCGAAGACGTTCACGACAGCTTGGCCGGGCTTGCTGGTGGTGTCGATGGACTCTTCGGACACCTCAACCACATAATCCGAGTAGATGTAGCCTGCCGTGAGCTTGTTGATCTTCATTCCCGACCCGGAACCCATGTCCCCGGCGTCCGCGTTGTACTTCTGGTAGGAACCACCACGGAACAACCGGATGGGGATGCGGTAGAGCTTCTGGGAAATGGTTTCGACCTCGCCGCCTTTGCCGATGAGGCCGGAAATCTGATCCGAGGACTCAAAATAGTCCTGGAGTTTGTTGCGTACCTTCTCGATGTTCGCTTCTAGCGAAGATGCTTTCAACGCTACGTTGTCAGCCATGATGAATTCTCCTGATGTTGGAAGTTGTCAGGAACGCCGTTAAGCCTGCATATCCGCTGCAATCCGCCGGAAATTGAAATCACTCAGAGTCTCGCCTGGATTCCGCTTGAGTTCAGGAATGATGGACTGGGCGCGCGGCGCGCCGCCGGATGCCGGGCCAACTTTGGCCGCTCCCTTTGCTAAAGCTACGTGCCGTGCATCGGACGCAGCCTTGATGCCCTTACTCGCTTCCGCAATAAACTTTCCACGGATCGTGTGGATTGCTTGTCGCGTCATATTCGTCCAAATGGAGACGATAGCCTGTTTATCCGCAGGCGACTGCGTGCGTTTGGCTTTCTCCACTGCCAGATCGTACTGGCGGCGGCCCGCGGAGTTCTTATTCAATGCCTCCTGGCACTGATCTACGAACGCCTTGCGAACCGAATTAAATGTCAAATCGTTGGGATAGTGCTGTTTCAATGGCGCGAGTACTTTATCGACATCTGCCGATGTGCCCGCGTTGATCTCTTGGATTGCCGACTGGTAGAAGCCGTTCCACTTGGCTTCCGTCGTCTGCTTGTTGATCCCCTGCAACTGGGCGCGGGCTTCAGCCAACTGGCGTACCGTCTCATTCGGTGCCGGAGTCCCCTTGCCCTGCCGCATCAACTGCTGAATCTGTTCGTCGCTTCGATAGGAACCGGGCTGCGCATCGGGTCCGCCGGCCAGCCACCATTCCATCGCCCGCGCGTTATCGAGCACGTACTTTTGGATATTGGCATCTTCAAATTGTGAGCCACGCTGATACATCCAGTCGATGGCACGCTGCAATACCGGGGTAGCGACCGCCTGATATGCCTGTGGATTCGCTTTGGCGAGATAGTCGGGCAATTGCGCCGCGACCGTCTTCATCCCATCGGGAGAGAACGTGTTCCAATTATGGATGAACTGCTGCGCGTTCTCCGGGTCGGCGGAAGAGAAATCGTGCTCCATCGCGAGTCGGTCGGAGTATGCCGTCTGCATCCCAGCCACTTCTTCGATGGGAGGGAAGAGCGAGATGTCCACGCGGCCGTCTTCACCCACGATGCCGAGGGCTTTACCGAGTTCGCGGGCATATTTGTACCCGCTGTGAACCGTTTTCCAGCGGGAGTCCGTCAGATTCTCGATCTCCGGCTTTTCGTCTTCGGAAGGCTCGGGCGGAGTTGCGTTGGGGTCCGTTTCTTCTTCGGGTGCGATGGCATCCGGTACCTCTATCGGCGCATCGTCGCCATCCGGGATATCGTTCACTTCTGCCGTGGTTTCAGCTGAAATCGGCGGCGCTTCCGGGGTCGCTGGCGCATCTGGCGCAGCGAGATCGGCGGAGATCATATCGAGTGTATCGGCCATACTGTTTTGGTGGTTCCTTTCCCCATCTGGGGCGGTGATTTACGCTTGCTGCCCATTTGCCGCCATCTGGGGCGGATGGGCCAATTTCGGCAGGTTGTTTTGGCCTGGGAAGGGTAGAACATTATGCCCTTCCGGGGCCGGCGGATGGCCCGTGGGAGCCCCAGACGGTCCTTGGTGCTGTCCTGGAGCCGGAGGCCCATCGGCAGGCGCTGGAGTGGCCGGAATACCCGGAGCGCCCGCATCTGGAGGCGGTGGCATCGTCAAATCGAGATGCGCCATGCCCCAGGCGACTACATTGCTGTATCCATCCGGTTTGGTGTCCTTTGCAATCCTCCCTGGATCGCTCTGGCACCATTCTTTGACGATTTGCGCCGAAAGCGCATGATCGTCTTCGAAAATGTCGATAGGCACGCTGGGATCTACCTTCCCCGTGGCCGGGTCATGTATGGGAGACGACTGGAGAAGCTCTCCGATGACCTTGTAGACCTTATCGCGGTTGTCGAGGTTCGGAAGTACCCATCCGTCCATGCCAAGTACCTGCTGGATCTGCGGAAGATTGTTGGGGTGCTGTAATCCGAGCATCCCCCAGACCGCTGGGCCTTTGTCAAGCAAACTCATGAAGAAGTCGCGCCGTTGATTCCATGGAATCGGCATCTGCTCTTCGGTTTCGCAATGGAACTCTCCGGTTTCAAGTTCCGCGAGACTCGCAAGCTGCGATCCCTCTCCCTCATCTGCCGCTCCGTGCGCCGCGCCATACTTGGCGAACAGGCGTATGCCATTTTCGATGGATTTCGCCCAAAAAGAGCGCATTTCAGACCAAACCAAGCTCCATTGCATGAGCGCCTGGTTGCGGTCAAGTTCCGCCTGGTGCGCCGTCTTCTGCGGGCCGCCCGCTCCGCCAAAAACCGATGGAAGCGCGCCGCTGATCTCGCGGCCTGTTTCCCAGAGTGCATCGGTCCAGCGCCCGACTTCGGTATTCAACTCGGAAACGGGTGCCTTCCAGATGGAATTCTGGAGTTGCTGCCCTACTCCTGCTTTCGCCGGCACACCCTCACCCGGCAATAGCGCATGTTTCCGCATCTGCGCGGGGTCAAGTACCTGCGGGTCGAACAGAAACCACGGGATTGACCGTTCCGCCGTCTCCACGGCGATATTGTGCATGTCATTCGTGATGTCCTGAATACCAATGAGGTCAGCACAGATAGGATCGGCGTAGATGTACTCCGAAACATCCGGCTTGCAGTGCGTCCAATGGTCCTGGATGCGTTCTTCCTCAATATCCACGATCTCCCCGAGCACGATGGTCAGTTTCGCGCCGGTCGGGAAGTTCTCTACGAGCATCTGGCGGTTCTGATCGCTCTTAACCAACTCGTACATCAGCGGATGGAGCCAAATGCGCGTGTACAGCGTCCGATTCTTACGGCTCGTGCTCTGAAGGCTCATCGGAGACGCGGCGGTATCGCGCGCAATCGTCCCCTGAGTGGCTGCATTGCCTCCGGTCGTCCCAGAAGATGTGAACCCGCCGTCATCCTTCAGCTTTTCGCGCAACTGAGGATAGAGCTTGAGGATGCGCCCCGTGTGCTCATCGTATTCGTAGAGCAACCATGGCAATTCTTCGATGGATTTCACGTAGAACGGCGTGGTCACTTCAAACACCGTCGCCAGTGCGAATTCCACGGCACCTTTGGGGTACGACTTACTCCCAGTGACCGTGGGCACTTGATCGTTCTGGGGCGGCGTGTATTCGTCTTCGGTCAGTTCTGCGCCGCACTGCGGGCAGGTTCCGGTTGATTCTGGCTCTGGAGTGTCCGTCCCGCATTGCATACAATGGAACGAGCCCGGCTCGCCCTGCTGGTCCTTCAATTCATATACGGGCTCATCCGTCGTACCGTACTTCTCGGCATCCGCGACGTAAGTCTGATACCCAAATGTGGTGCTGATCTTCCAGAGGTTGCTAGCAAGCTGCCGCTGCTGCCGGTCCACTTCCCAATCGAAGTAGAAGCGGCGCGCCTCAATGTCCGCTCGCCGGGCGATGCGGATAGCCTCTTCGTCGTCTGAACGATTCGGCATACATTTGACGGTCGGCGCGCGCTGTCCTAGAATTGCGACGAACTTCTTGCGATCACCGCGTAGGCGGTTTATTACATTGTCATATCTTCCGCGCGTCGTGCTCTGATCGCTGTACTTCGTGTTGCCAAGCGGAGTCCAGTCTGCAATCTGCCCGGAAACCATCTGGGGGACTAGATACTGACGGCCTTTGTCGTAGAGGACGTTTTTCTTTGCTTGCGCGTATTGGTAGACCTTCTCAACATCGATATCGCCACGAACATCGGACGCTACGAGATTCATCAGGTCGTCTTTCAACGTGCCGATGATCTGCTCTTTGCTGGGTGCGGGTTGTGCGGCGCCGAGTTCTACCATATCCTACTGTGATTTACCGCTGGGGTTATTCCCTTCCATGCCGCCCGCATATTGCGCGTAGAACGCCCGTGTTTCAGCCTCAACTTCAAGCCGCGCCTGCGACCGGGGACGTTCGATAATCTCCGGCGCCTGCGAATATTCGGGAAGCGTCGGGGCGCCTGAGTAGATCTTGTGCCCGAATTGCATTTGCGCGAGGAAATCGGCAACCAACTCCGTAGAGTGGACGGTCTTTCCGCGCGCTTCCGCGAGTTCCGTCAGGATACGTTCATTCTCGGCTTCGAGGTATCGAACACGATCTTGCGCCTTGATCTTTGCTGAGTTTTCCGCTTGGATTTCCGCATTGTGAACCTCTCGCAACTGCTGCTCAGAGCGCGCCGCGTGCTGGAGCTGTGATTCCAGTTCGCGGAAAGCCGAGAATAGCCTAAGAAACCATGGCACTCTACTGCTCCATCCCTTCGCCCATATCAGCGCCCATCCCGCCGGCGGGCTCCACGGATTCTTGGCCTTCGCTCAATGCCCTACCGAGGGCGCTCAGGAAGGCACCAGCGGCTTCGCGCGCCTTGGATGGGTCATGGATACCAACCGATGCGCCAGCGGCTTCAATCTCCTGGAGCATCTTCGCGCCGCTCTCTTCCTGCGCCTCATACTCCGGCGTTTCCGCCGCTTCATGCTCGGGGGTGGGGGACATCCCCGGCGTGGGCTTCTTCGGGCGGCCGCCTACGCCGATGACAACCGCAAGGTCCGGCTTCTTCGCCGGACCGCCAAATGGCGGTGGCGGGGTCGAGCGTTTCCGGGGGCCTGCGCCCACGCCGAGATTGCTGAACTTGGGACTCATAGATTTCTCCTAGTTGTAGAGTTGTTTGGCCCGCCGCGAACTCAATCGCGGGATGTAGAACGGTTCACCGCTGGCGCTCGCCGCGGCGAAATCAGCTTCCAATTTCTGCGCCACCTGGCACTTTACGTTCCCGTCCAGTTCTCCGCCGCGCATTCCCGCCACCATCGCCATCCGCTGCTCCATCTGAACGCGCAACGGGGCTCTGATGGTTTCCTTGCTGTGTGAGAAGACGGCGTAGCGGAAACCGTCATAGACGTTATCCAGCGGATCTTCTTTAAGCTTCATTACGTCTTCGGGATTCTTCTCATCGCGTGCTCGGGTAAGCAGCGATTCAATGAGCATTGGGCAACAATCGTGGATCAAAACTCCGGGGAGCGTCTCCGGGCGAGACTGGCGCTCACAAGCATCCCGATAGTCCATCGCGCGGGAGGCATCCACCTGGAGTAGACGCATGAAAAGCTTCTGGTCAAATCGCTGAACCTCAACCGTGGTGATCGGCCACCATCGCAACAGCGACCGGATGTACTGGACACCCGCCACGCGCTGATTCGCGGCCTTGCGGACGATGATTCCGAATCGCTGCTGCTCTTCCATACGGGTGATGAACTCGCTCACGGTCCCTTTGTTGTCCGTGTAAGCCATTCCACTAACGGAGCCGACGCCTCCCACCCCGTCTTCAGCTAATACAATGGCCGACTGTGGCCCGAGTACATGAGCGATTCCCTGCCCGATTTGATCCGCGATGGCGCGCTGATCGTTCCGCTTGTCCCAAGCATCTGGCGAAAGGTACATTGTGATTACGCCAGAATCCAGACCTCGCAAATCTTCCAGCGTGGCTAGCGCGATCTCCGCTCCCCACGATTCAGCGCCCATGCCGGAGCGAACCATCTCCCGGTAAATGTGTGTGCGCTGATCGTCATTGTCGCAGCCCCAGTACACCGCGCCTTCGTGAGCATAACCCCAATCCATTCCGATGAAGCGATTCAACCACGGGCTCAGAGTCTTCGACGGGATCACATGCCGCGCCTGCATGGGCTCTCCAACCATCGGGCCAGTAGCGCGAAACTCGGAAAGCATCAAACCGGAGAGCGCATCCCAGTCCCCGTCTAGCATCGCGCGCCGCGTGGATGGGTCCAGGTCCAGTAGGTTCTTGATATATCCGGGGTCGTTTTTCTCCAACGCCGGGTTATCGGAAAGCCTCGCCGGGATGTAGATTCTGGTCTTCCCTGTGGCCTTATCGTTGATGCGAGTATTCGGCGGAACAACTGCTCCGCTGGCATCCTTCGCCTTGACGAATCGGTCGCGAACCCACCCATGGCCGGCGTTGCCTGGATTTGCCGTCAAGAGCGCCTGCGTCCGAAGCTCTGGGTATACGGATCGCAAACACGTTAGCACCATCTTGTACGACTTAAGGTCTGGTACCAACGTGGCTTCTTCAAGCAGTAGCCGGTGGAACTCCTGCCCTAAGTACTTCTCATAAGCGTCCTTATCGTCCAAATGGCCCAGGATGATTTTTGCCCCGGTGGGGAATTCGAACATCGCCAATGGGCGTTCACGAAACTCCGCTCCGATGGGGCCGTAGATGCGCTTGGCTTTGTCGATCCAATCTCCCATGTCCGTCAAGTTGCGGCGGAGGACCAGCGCGCGATAGTTCGGATGATTGATATAGCTCACATCCGCCGGGCGCGTATGCGGTTGAAGGTTTCCGCTTACCAGCCAAACGATCCCTGCAGCGGTTTTTCCCCCGCCGCGGGCGCCTCCGTATAGGATCTCATCTTCTTGCGCGAGGAATACCGCCGTCTGGGGCCCGGGATGTGGACGCCAGAGTACGCTTACTCCCTCAGGCGCCTCATCGTTTACATTACCGATGATTGTTTGCGAACGAACCTGTTGCTGCTTTTTTGCTGCCATTAGGCAATTCGCGTATTCACTTTTCGCCGCGCCGCCTGTAGCTCATCTTCGGGCTGACTCGCTCAGGCAACCCCTTCTCTGGGGTGGAAGCAAAATCGTGCATCTGTTGGTGAGTTAGCCCCCTCCCTACGCCTTCCGCTTTGGCCTGACCGGGGTTATGGTCTAGCCAGCCAAAGTAGCGTCTCTGCGCCTTGGAAACAGCCGGCATATGCTATCCCAGCCCCGCTCCCCGTCGAGCAAGCGCCGGGAACTTCGGATGCCCAGTGACTCCCCACGACAACGGGTATCGCAGAAAACCACTCTGCCTGCTGTCTCCCACCTGATCTCCTATCGTCCCAAGATCTGCTCCCCATGCGGGGCGCGGTCGGTCTGGCGCAGACTGCGGCGCTGCCATGACCACCCCCTTTCGCACCAGAACGAGGTATCCAGACTTCAGGTGACGTTCCGCGCTCCGTATGGAGATGAACCCAAGAGTCCCGTCAATCTTCTGTAAACGATAGGAACGGCTAGGTTTAGACACGTGTGGATGTAACCTTTGGGAAGGGCGGGTGCGAGGATCAGCACCCGAGAGATGAAAACCATCAGACGCCTACAATATAGCGTTTAGATTCAACAGATGCAAGGGGGATAATTTTCAGGATGAAATATCCCTTGCAATCTTCGCGGAGCCATGTCACAATGGCTCCCGATATGCCAAACAAAAGTGAACCGCGTATTCACATTCGGATCGGGGATTCCCTGCTCCGAAAGCTGGACGAACTGCGCGTCAAGGAAGTCCCCCCGCCGAGTCGCCAAGCCATCATCCGGCGTATGATCGCAGCATGGAAGGAAACCAAATGAAACGAACCCTACTCGCATTCGCACTTCTCGCCGCCACCGCGTTCCCTGCTGAACGCCACCTATGGCTGCTCACTCAAACCAATGTCACGGGCCTTCCCCAGACGAATACGGCGGCCACGCTGTACGGGGTTCAGGTCTTTTGCGGCTCCGACGATCCCGCCGTCACTGGATGGGATATCGCGATTTCCGTGTTAATGCCAAACGGCGAGCACCGCACGTTCACCGGACAGCTGAAGCGCCGAACGGATGGCCCCGATACGCCATACTCTGATATCTGGGTGGCGTGGGTTGGGGAGCGCATGGACTTCACGGTGGAGCGGCTGGAGGTAACACCCCATGTCTGATCCCAAGATATTCGAGCTACGCAAGAATGGATGCTTTGAACTTCTGATCCGCGCACAGGATTCTCTCGATGTGGTAATCATGGAAGCGATGGCAATTGCGGCGGCGAACAATCCAGCAGCAGTGAAGTTCTCCTACAAGGATGGCGTGGCGACAGTCACGGTGGAACGGCGATGAAGACCCGCTACCCGGACCGCCGAGACAACACCTACGACTACATCACCGCACGCACAGGAGTCGTGCTCGGAGACTACAGCAGGACGAAGACGTGCCTAACGCATGGCGAATGGCCGGCGACCTCTCCAAACCAGGGGTGTCCGCAATGTAAGGCGATGAAACTGGACCCATTATGCCAATGCGGCCATCGCAAGTCGGAACACTGGCATGGGGCCGGAGGCGCAGAGTCTTGCGGCAAGCCAAACTGTAGGTGCAGAGGATTCCAGGGAAAATGACCACGATCTGCTCTAATTGCAACCCCATAACACGTGACTCCAATCCGCCGACCTGCCGCGTGCTCTGCCTGAAGCGCGATGAACTCACCGCCCTCATCGCCAATCTACATGCCGGTCTGACCGTTGAACATGTCTCGGAGACGATGGAAGATCGCGTACTGAGTGATTCCCGCGAGGCAGTGGCTTTGGAAATCTGGGGATCGAAGAACTTGGCCGAACAGGTCTCCGCTGCCATAATCCGCGTCCAGGACGGAAGCTACTACGGCTCCTGTACGGAATGCGGAGAGCCGATACCCAGCAAGCGCCTGGCTGCACTCCCATGGGCTTCTCTCTGCTTGGGATGCGCAGCGGAATGGGAGTGGGAGTGGGAAAAGTCATGCTCTATCTGAAGCCGTCCTTCACCGTTCCTGCTGTTGATCGGATCATGCCCGGGACGTGCGAAAGGTGCGTCTACGGCACAGGAAGACACGCGGCGGCCTGTACGTCGTACATCTCTGCGTTCGATCGCATTGACGAGATTGTTGCATCCGTCGAGCGGCAATCTCCCATCCTTGAGCTGCTCGACCGTGCACGCCATGAGGGAGATCGGTGAACGATTGGAAGCAACTTCTGAAAATTTTACACCGCTATGAGGTTGATTTCCTTGTGGTTGGCTCCCATGCCATGGCCCACCATGGGTATACTCGCCCGACTGATGACCTAGACTTGTTTCTGCGCCCGTCAGAAGCCAACGCTATTCGCGCAAGGTACGCCCTCGGAAAGTTCGGCGTGGACGTGACCAACGACGACCAGAGAAGGATTGCAGAACCCGGCTGCGTCATCCGCATCGGAGAGCCGCCTGACCGAATTGATCTCGCGACGTGCATAGACGGTGTGACGTTTGAGGAAGCGTGGGGCTCTAGATCCGCCGGCATGATGTTTGGCAAGCCCGTCAATTTCCTTGGATTTGATTGCCTGCTACAAAACAAGATGGCGAGCAAGCGGCCCAAGGATGCGGTGGACGCGGCGCACCTGATCGAATATCGGATGGCTAGTCTTCAGTTGGGAGTGGGGCTTACTAATTTGCACTGCGCCCTAGCATCCGACCACCCTTTCCACAGAAACGGCATAGGGGTTAAGCGGACTTCCTGAGTATCCGCGCCACCACGTTCCGATGCCACGGCTTCCCGCCGCGCCCCACTCGCCCGCGCTGATTGAGTTCTCCCGCAACCGCTGTCGGGGTGGCCTTTTCACCAAGCTCCATAATCTCCGCCAGAATATCAGCCTCGCCGGGATAAAAGCCGTATGGTTTCTGCCCCTCACAGCGCCCGGTCTTCTTCTTCATCCGTTGCCGAGCGCCGCGAAGTTTAAGCACTATCTGAGCCCTTTCCCATTCGGCGATGCATCCGAAGATTTGGCGCATCAATACGCGCGTAGGATCGGTGGAGTCCAGGTCAGGTTCAGCGCAAGAAATCAGCGTCACACCGCGCTTGCACAGATCGGCAATAATGTTCTCTTGGGACATTAAGCGACGTGCTAGTCGGTCCAGGCGCTCGATTACGATAATGCGCACGCCATCCAGTCCTTCGATGAGATCAAGCCACGCTGGCCTGGATTCCCATTCTGTTTTCCCGGATATAGCCTTTTCTTCGTACCACCGCGCAATCTCGATATCATGGGCAGCAGCGTATGCTTCGATTGCAAGGCGTTGCCGCTCAAAACCATCTCCATCGATCTGGGCCACCCCAGAAACTCGGCTATAGGCACATGCTTTGGTCATTGGTTCACCTGTCCCACCTTGCCCTAGCCGCTGATCGCGCGACATCCCTTCTGGTTTCACTTGAAACAGATGCCCGGCTCTTGCGGCCCATTGTTACTGCCGCCGGATCTTTAGCGGATTCGCGCTGTGCCTTGATCTGTTTCTTCACATGCGCCCATTCTTCTCGCGTCATAGGTACAGGGCGCTTCCGCAAACTTCGAGTTGCGTCCCATCGTTCAGTAGTTGCCATACCAGAAGTTTATCCTAACGCTTGCATATTTGCAAGCGGAAAGCGTATACTGTGTCCATGCACAAACAAAATATCGACCGCCTCGCCCGTGAGTTCTGGGAGCGGGTGGTAATCGCGTATGTCGGTCCAAATCCGAAGCTGGCTGGTGTTGCGGCTGACGAACTCACTGCCGAGTGGCGGAATCGGTTCGCGCTAAATGCCAGCCGGCCCGTGACATCGGACGAATCGTTTTCCGCCTCCATTGACGATGCGCATAAACGCGCCATCGATGCCGCATATTGCCGCTCCGCCGAAGCCGAGCGTAAGCGGTGCGCCAGAATCGCGAAAGACGCCGAATCCTTATACGATAACGCCTTAGGCGCGATCAATCATGAATCGTGGGGATGGGCGATGAACGAGATGGGTGAACCCACGCATGAGCAATGGACCGCCGCCGTGAAACATTTTAGAGAGATTGCGGCGCGCATTGTTAGCGGGGAATGAGCGGACGATGGCGTCCAGTTGAAACCGCATCGCACTGGATGTCGCTTCCAGGTTCGCCAGATTCCATCGCTATCCGATAAGCCTCTCCCACCCCCACGGTCTCCCACATGGGACGGGCGATCTTGTCCAGTGCGCGAGTCTCAGCCCAGTTGGCAAGCTTGGCCTGGCTGGCGGTGATCTTCTGTGCGCTCATGATGTACGCACGGTTACTAGGCGGCGGATCATGGCAGTTTCCCGTGGAACTTGGCATGGCACGGATGGCAAAGAACTATCAGATCCTTCATGTCCTCGCATCCGCGCCGCTCATATGTACGGTGGTGGACATTCAGCAGGCCGCCCTGGTTGCACAGTTGGCATTTGAACCATGCCTGTTTCAGCTTTCTATTGCGAGTGTTGAGCCATTCCTCCGTAAGGAGGTATTCTCGATATGGCATTGAACGCAGGGCAGAAATTCGTTCGTCCTCTACACGCCGTCGCTCTCTCCAGTCCTCGCTGCTGGCTTCCTGTTTTCTCTTTTCACATTCAAGGCAAAGTACGGGCAACTGGATGCGACGTTTCCTCGACAATTCCGCAACGGAGCTGCGGCTGGCAAAGGGAACATCCGAACCGCACCCGTCACATGAAAACTTAGGGGCCGAGTCCCTAGGCAGGGTGGAGCAAAGCTTGCTGGCCGCCTTTGAATTTCCAAAGACGACGGATGCTATCGAAGACGCAGAAACGTCCGGCATGGACCAGTAGACTTTGCCAGCCCGGTCCAGCAGTTCTCCTTCAGGAGATTCCAACAGGAATACTCGTGCTACATCCTGAAGATCAGTCTTGCGGGATTCTAGCGCCGCGAGAGCCGCATCTACGGAATCCTGCGCAACCCATAGAGCGTCGAGCGCTTCCGCAACGGATGGAGAAGCACCGGACGGAACCACATTCTCGTTTATTCGTTTCTCAAACATCTTGACTACTTCCTGTTTTTCCGCCTACAATGAGGCGTCAGACGGTAACGGATGACGCAGTCTTAATTAGTGAAACCCTCCGCCAAGTGCAGGCGACGCGACCGGCAAGCCGTGCTTCGTAACACGCCTTCCGCTCCCCGTTTTTGTCAATCAACGTCATAACACCCCCATTCTACCCCCGCCATACTCCATGGAACCAGATTCCCCAAAAGGGCATAGGGGGTCAACTCTGAAGGAACGGTGAAATGCGTAAGCGAATAATAGGCAACTAGCAGGCGATGGTACCAGAATCCGAAAACGGCCATACCGGGGGTCCGCTCCCTTCCTCCGGCCCTAGATACCCCCCCACTGGCCCTAGCGTGGCGCAGGCTGGCGCGCGTGCTCTTCGCTGGCACCTGAACCTACCATCAGGCGCGCGTATCCTAGGGTATATCTAGGGCATCCGCACTCTATCTGTAGATTGGGTTCTCCAGGCTACTCGCAGGGTTCGGCGTCGATCACTCCATCCGGCTCACCTGGCGCGTCCAGCAGCCCTTGTGCGCGCGTGGTGATCTCTACAGGCATGACTGGCGCGGCAGATGGGACTATGAGCATCTGGCCCACATTGATCGTGGTCCTGCTGCCATCGCTGATCGCGCCGGTGACTCTCAGGCCAGCTTCAATGATTTTCGCCTGCGCCGTCAGGTAGCGCGCGCCCGCGTGCCATGCTGATTCGCCTGGCTGTTTGGACCGCTCGATACCCCACTGAGCCTCGGCAAATGATGATTCGAGCCGTGTCTCCCAGATGTTTTCGACTTGTTTTTGCCGCCTTTGCTCCGCTTGCTTCGCTTTCCGCTCCACTTCAGGGGAAGCCTTTGGAATCAGGTGGTTAGATCGATGTCGATACATTGCAGAGGGCGAAAACTTGTATGCTTCGGCAGTGCTCCGGTAGGATGCTCCGCTTGCGAGGGCGATATCGATGACCCTCCGATCAGGGCTGGTGCAGATGGAGCATTTAGGCTCTGTCATGCCTTCAGTTTACTCCATAATGTGTGCCGATTTGGCACAGTTTCACAGGTTGGCACACCACACTTTTAGCGTTGATTCCATTAGATTTAGGCTGGATTATGGCAATTTATCGACTTGGCACAGGGGTAGATCCCCTATATTTGTTTGCTATAACTTGCGGGCTTTTGGGGTTTGGCGCGTGCATTGCATTAGTCTCAGTGTCCGAACAATTAGGAGGCTGAAAATGGTTGCAATCACCGGAAATACCTACCCCGTGAAAGACGCCATCAAATCCCTTGGTGGCCGCTGGAATCCAGATGCAAAATCCTGGATGGTACCCGACGCGAAAGCAGACGCAGCGCGCAAACTGGTGGCTGGCGCACCAAAGAGCGCCTACGCCCCAGCGCGCAGCAGCAGCCGGTACTCTTCGCGCCGCAACCGAGATCACGACACCTGCAACTGTGATATGTGCCGCTCCGGCTCCGAGTGCCTATGCCGTTACTGAACGGCTAGTGTCGCAGCATTGGGTTTTATACGAAGGGATCAAAATGATTCAAGTTACCAATCTTTGCTACGACCGGCACGTAAACAAGACGTTCGCCGTTGTGCGGACGGCGGAATTCACCAACACATTCTACGTGAGCGGGGAATGCACGGAGGAACAGTTTGCGGCATGGGTAATGCCCACTGTAGACCGGATGAAGGCAGAGGTGACGGGGTGACGATATGACATGGCAACCAGGTGACAGGGTATATTTTGTGGCGCAGCCGGAGCTTACCGGCACGGTCACTCGGGATCTCGAAGGGCCGGGATATTGGCAGTGCGTAGTGGACCCAGACGACACGACGAAAGGGTTGCCGTTTCTCTTGGCTCGGGATTCCGAGCTTGAGTGCTATACCCGACCGGCGGAGGCGAAATCGTGACGCCTCCCATCGCTGGCCTAGCGGACGTTGAATGGGAAGCGAAGCTTGACGCGGCGCGGGTTACCGCCGAATGGAAAACCTGTAATCCGCGCAACATCGATTGCGGCGCAATGCCGATAGATGAAAGCCCGCTGTTCGGCGGGGCAAAACAAGAGGAAATGTTCTGATGAAACCATTGGTGGAAAAATACAGACCGACGCGCCTTGCGGAGTTCGCCGGGCTGAATGACATCCGGGCAATGTTCGGGCGGTTTGCCTCTGCGCCATATAGCTCGGCATGGCTGCTCACTGGGCAGGCGGGCACCGGGAAGACAACGCTAGCCTATGCAGTGGCGGAGTTGATCGGCGGGCAGGTGATCCACGTACCGAGCCGCTCATGTGATCTAGCGGCAGTGGACGGACTTCGCGCCACTTGCCATAGCTACCCGATGTTCGCTCGTTCGCCGTGGTACGTCGTGATCGTTGATGAGGCGGACCAGATGACGCGGGCCGCGCAAGTGGCATTCCTGAGTCTGTTGGATTCGACTGAGGCGCCGCCGAACACGGTTTTCATTTTCACCTGCAACGACGTGGCGGGGCTGGAGCCTCGATTCCTCAGCAGGACGCGGGTTATCGGATTTGACCTGGCTCCGGACGCAGCAGAGGCGGTATCGTTTCTGGATCGTGTCTGGAAGGTGGAAACCGCGGCGGCATTACCGGACATGGCGGCGCTGTTCACGGCGTGTGACTCGAACTTGCGCGATTGCCTGATGAAACTGGAGGTCCAAATTGCCATGCACCCGTCGCCCTCAATTCAGCCGGCGAAACCATCCGGCACGTGGGTAAAAAGACTGGAAGGGCGGCCGGTCATCGTGGGTTGCGGCGTAGGTAAACCCCTGAGCCAGGGTAAACCCCTGATGGGGACTTTCCTGATGTACAAAAAACTGGGGAAGATGGAAACTGGAATTGCGGACGGGAAAGAGATCGGGGCGCGCGCCAGCCTAGCCCCTCTCCCCACCGAATAAAGTCTTTTAGGAGAATTCAAAATGACGAAACAACAGCAGTCTGAACGTGACGAATACATCACCAAACTTCGCGAGACGCTGAAACCGGGTGACACTCTGTACACGGTTCTGCGCTCGGTGTCCCGCACTGGCATGAGCCGGGTTATTGACGTGTTTTTCTTCTCCTCCGATGCCGATGGGAAGATCCAAAAACAATGGCTCTCCTACTGGATTGCGAAAGCCGGCGACATGACGTTTCAGCGCGGCGATGTCGGAAAGCCAGAAGGTATCAAGATCAGCGGTTGCGGGATGGACATGGGATTCAGCATCGTATACCACCTAGGGCGCACGTTGTACCCGGATGGGTTCGCGGTTGCCGGGCGCGGGCGTAATGGCGATACGTCCGGCCACGACAACGATGGTGGATACGCTTTCCGCCATGAATGGCTGTAGCGAAATATCCCCTCATACTGTTGCTCTGCCAGACCGCGGCCATCTGGTAGCGCGCGCGGCTGAGGGGAGGCCGACGCAAATCAAGGATTTTGGCAATAACAACGGTCACTGGCCGTATATAAGGAGTCACACAGTGACAAATACGACGATTACCCTCTCTATCCGCCGCGCGATTCTCCGCTCGGCTAATCAGCCCCAGGCCAACATCGCTATCGAGGTTATCCCCGGTATCGCGCTCGCGCCGCGTAGGCGAGTCCTACTACTGGACCACACCGAGCGGAAAAACCATCGTGGATCACCCCGCCGCCTACGGCTGGCCGACCTGGTACCACGCATCCACCAGGCGCGTGCATGTGGGAGAGCAGTGGATCGCGCAAGCCTGCTCCGCATAGCCCCTGATGAGTCCCTGGGCAGGGGACGAAACGCGGGTTGCTATCCCCGCGTCGGGCAAAGCCCAAAGGAGCACCATGCAAGCTACGATCACTTACCTGCTCACTGAGCAGGCGCAACGCGCGCAGATGGCGGCCACAGGCCAGCCGGTGGCGCGCAAACAGACCATGACCATTGAGGTGTCCGCCGAAGATCTGCCGCTGCTCGATGTCAGCCACGAGGGAGTGGCATATCTCGATCTCGCCACCGCACCCACCGATGTCCGCTCGATGCCGTGCATGGCGCGGGAATGGAGGCGCCAGATCCTCGGAGGGGACTATCTCTCCACCACTATGCCGGAGTTTGCCGATCCTCCCACGCCTGACTATCTCAGGCATGAGGAAGAAAACTACAGTGCGGCATACGCCCTGGCTGTGCAAAAAAATGATCTGTATATCGCCGGGCGTAAGCTGATCGGAGATGACAATATCCGCTCCGCTATACAGGCCGCAGTTGGTACGCGGCGCGGTAACAGACTGTATGATGCGGCGTATCTGGGCGGCCTGCTGGGACCGTTGGCGAGGGCCTCGCGAGATATGCAGATTGCCAAGGTGGAGGCCAAAATGGCGGAGATTGCGCGCGAGCAGTTCGGAGCGGTGAACAGATTCATGTCTGATCCGGACGCCCGAGTGAAGATCAGCTACAAAGGAGCGGATGTGAATCTGCCGGGCGCGCCGGTGATCTCGGATCGGTTCGTGTGGTACGGCGAACTGTATGCCGAGGCCCAGCGCCGCGAGCAAGCCGACGCCGACGCGAAAGATGCCAAGGACGCCGCCCTGACAGCCCAGAAGGCCGAGGCCATGGATGCATTTGTCGCCGCCTCCGGAGATGAGCTGCTCCAGCAGCAGTACGCCGATGGGCTGTGCGCGCGTTCGGTAATCGTGTCCATGATGGCATCCGCCGCACTGGATGCCGCCGGCCTGCCGGGTGCTTGCCCGGCGCCGACGGCCTGCGACGACAGCGGCTGCCCGTGCGCGGACACCAAGGTTGACACCATCCCGCCGGCGGTATACGCGGCGTGGAAGGCGATTGGCCCGCTACCGGAGGGTAGCACCGCTGAGTTCCGAGAGGTTCGGAACTGCACCATGGATGACGATGACCAGTACGACGGCGACACAGAGACCGCCGAACCGACCGAGTACCACGCGTTGATAACGGTCCCGTCTGGTCCGTTCCGGTTCGTTCGGCGGATCAAATTATCCTAGTATCCCGGATTATCCGTGTTGCGCCGAGCGGAGAAAATTCGGCGTACAGGAGGTTCCGCGATGAAATTTGAATTGATTGGCAACCCGAGAATCGAAGACAGTTACCAGTGGGAAACCACCATGGTCTGCAACGTGCGCCGCGATGACGGCGAGACTGGCGATGTGTGGATTGTGGCCGGCGTGCCAGAATACCTGCGCGAGAGTAGCGGGGCGGCTGGGACACAGCACGGATACCAGTACGTATGGGTATTTGGCGACCCGCCGGACATGTGGTGCCCTGAGAGTCTGCGGCCCACGGCAGACTCGATGGAAAACCCCGTGGCACCCTACGATGAAATCGCAGAGGCCATCATAGTGGCCTGCAAGAATGCCGCTCTCGCCGCTCACCGGGCGCGGGTGGCGTGATGGACATCCAGTTCCTGCCGCGATCTGCCTCCACCGTGCTCGATAAGCGCCGCCCAGTGGAGGCGGCGCTCCGCAAGCTCCAGCCAGGCCAAATAATCGTCATTACGAATCGCCATAATTGCATCTCGATTCGGGATGACCTACAAAGGGGCGGAATTGATGCTAGAGTGACCCCCGCGCCAGATAACGAATGGACGGTATTGGTGGAGCAATCTCAATACCGGGCATCTTATGATCTGGTCTAGGGAGACGAACACAGGATGGCCGGAATCGCGGGGATAGAGAGGCCGGAAGCATGAGCGATAGAAATAATCCGATGGGCTGGGAAGACGACATTACCAATCGAGAGCCGAAGACGGAAACAGACCCGAACCGCGCATGGCCTAAGCAGTGGTTTCCCGCCGCGCTTGACCGGCTGCTGGCCGACGTGCAAGCGAGTCCCGCAACGACCGAGATTGACCGATACGCGCTGGCGAAGATGACGGAGAAGTACGCCGCATCGCAGCTCGTAATCCACGGCCTACGCTCGCAGATCAACGGATTGCGGGCAGATCTCACAATCTCGGAGCGGACGTGCGCTGTGCTGAGGGCGCAAGTGGTGCAGATGTCCCGGCCCTGGTGGCGGAAGGCATGGGCGTGTCTGGCTGAGTTTGTGGCTGTGATTGGGCGGGCACGGGGATGACCGAGTTCGAATTATTTCAGGCGCTTCGCCCGCTTTATCCCGCACGCGAGTACGCGCTGCTTCCGCAGGTCGCCAATGGGACCGGGGCAGGGTCCAAGCGGCATTGTGACGCGCTGGCGTTGAGCCTGTGGCCTTCGCGCGGGCTTTATCTCACGGGGTTCGAGATGAAATCGTATATTGTCGGGGCCATCAGCCGATGGACGCTGGATCATTGGCGCGCTTTTTCCGACCGGGAGATGGCCCGGCAGTCACCGGAAACGATGAAGCGGAGGAAACGTGCGGAGTCCGATTGAGCAACTGGAGGACTTGACGGCCTACTTGGATGCGGCAACCAGGGCGGTCCAGGAACTCAAGCGTAGCCCGTTGCGGCGCTACGAAGGCGCGGACGTGTTGCTGTTGGACCCGGAGTTGCTGGCTGACGTGATCGAAGAAAACCTGTGCGCGTTGCAAGAATCACTGCACGCGGTAACGGAGACGTTGAAACGTGGAACGCAGGAGGAAACCAATGCGAGTTGAAATGGACCTAAACGGAGAAATCTGGATCATGAGCGGGGACCAGCCGGTGGCACAGGTTTGCCCGGAACAATGGAGCGGCGTCGAGTGCTTCAGTGAAATTCAGGAGATGATCCATTTCCGCGAATCATGCGGAGGCGGTATCGCGGCGTGCATGCGGCTCAATGCCAGGCTGACCGAGCGCGTGGAAGAACTCAGGGAAGTGCTCGCCCCCTTTGCAAATCGATGCGCAGAGAAGGCGCAGGGCACCAAATACAGCGCGTTAACAGATAGCCAATGGAGGCGCGCGCTCGAAACGTATCAGGAGTGTCCGGGCGGCGATATGTGCGGTTGCCATCCACGGAGCGACGCCATTGATGCCGCGATGAAAGGAGGTGATGCCCCATGCCCGTCTACGGTTTACCGTTCGCCGGGATGTAACGATGCCCCGGCGCCAACAGGGCAGTCCGGCGCCGGGGCATCCGAAGACTTGCGTATGCCCATTTTCACGCCGTCCCCCGCGCGCAATGGAACGGGGGATAAAACACTGAACGCGAAGATCCGCACGGAGGATGGTGTTCAAAAGGTCCGATGCCCTGATTGCGGAGTAACTACTATCTTCGATGAGTGTGAAGTGGTTGCCAGCTTCATTTGCTGGAAATGCAACAGCAATATCGAGGTGAAAAATGTCTGAACGAATAGTGTTTACCGTGACTTGCGAGCATCCGTACATCAAGCATAAAGCGGGTAAAATCGCCGCCGAGATCCAGGATCATATGCGGGCATATTGGTTTCGGGATGCGAAGGTGAGCATCGAGGATATCAAGAGCGCCAGCACCGGCCCAAGCGCGGAAGCCTCGGCTCGGGCAGAGTTCGGAGACCCGTCGCCGGCGCCGCATGACGACGCGAAGAAGACTATTCCCCCAGTCTGTTCCGCGACGTGTCCGATATGCGACGGAAAAGGCATCGTGGAGGATATTTCAGCGCCGAACCAGGCCGCGAACTATCCGGTAATCCCGGATAGTTGCCTGTGCCGGAAGGTCTACATTTCATCGTCCTGGAAAAACCGAGATCGCGTGCGCGAAGTTGCAATGTCCCTGCGAAAGCATGGGCACGAGGTCTATGATTTTACCGATCCATCCTGCCGCAAAACGCCAGAGATCCCGCCAGAAAGATTCCCTGATCCGTTTGACCCAGAGCGTGGATCGTATGCGCAATATATTTCCAGCGTCCCGGAATGGCGGCATGCCGTGGAGTGCAACCAAGAAGCAATCCGATGGTGTGATGCGGTAGTCCTACTGCTCCCATGCGGCGCAGACGCCCATGCGGATTGGGCCTACGCCATTGGGCTGGGGAAGCGCACCTGTGTGGTGGGTTCCCCGAAGATGGGGGAGCGCACACCGACGCATCTCTGGGCTGATGCTTTGCTTGACACGGATGATGGTATTCCGCAATGGGTATCCCGCGTCTCCATCGCCGATCCCTGCCCACTGGAGGCCGAGAACGCCAAGCTGCGTGCCGACATCGAGGCCAGACAGCGGGGCACCGCCGAAGTTGTCAACGAGGTCCACCGGATGAAAGCGGACCTGGATGCCATTGCCATCGCGCTCCCTGGCACGTTCTACGCCGGGCTTCCGCTGGCGCAGAGAGTCCAGCAGATGAGTGCAGGGTGGTACAGGGCCGTGGCTGCCAACCATTACCTGGAGTCCGAAAACTCGACGCTCCGGGAAAAGTCTGACGTGCTCATCATGGAGCGCGACAAGGCTAGCCACCGGGCAGAGAAGGCGGAGAAGGATTTGGCAAATGCGTTGGAGGTGCTGAACTCCGTCTCCACACACTATCCGCGGACTTGCGACTTAGATCGCGCCGACGCGCTGCTACTGAAGCACAGGGAGGTCAAAAATGCCGAGTAAAATGACGCGAGGGATGCGCGCCGCTGCCTACTGCCTGTTTCAGGTTGGGGAGAAGTGACGTGAAATGTTCTGAAATGACGCCTCGATATCGGTGTCTGGACGAACTCCAAAGGCTGCACCGAGAGATTCTGGAGTGTTTCCAATGCGCCCAGATACGGGAAAAGATCGGGAAGCTCTCCGCCATCATGCCGCCGGCGCCGTCCAGCGCCGTCTCGATTCGGATTCCCAACCGTCGCGCGGCTGTGGTGAAACTGTGCTGCTGCGTCTCTCCTGCCGGCTGGGAGTGATAGATTAAGCGTTCTCCGATCATTCAGATCCTTCCTTTCCGCCATCGGACATGCGAATTAGTGCAACAGAATCAGCACTGCCAGCACGACGGCGGAAATGAATACGGCGACTCCGCACAGCATCAGGTCATTTGGCATTTCCGCACCTCTGGCACACTGGAATCGCGCCGCTCTCACCCACAATCAGCTCCGCTTCGCACTTGAGACAGTGGACGACAATCTGTCTAGATAAATACTCGCGCATTGTTTTGGTGACCAGCGCGGAAAATGATAGGTGATCCGCAGCGGCGTGCGCCCTAGCCGTCCTGAGAACACTCCGGGTCATCGTGATCGACGTTTGCTGAACTGGATCTTTTCTTTTTGATCTCGCCATGTGATAATATCCTATTCCTGCGTAGGGACGTTGTCAACAGATATCTGAGATTTATTTTCGCCGGGTATCCTCATCGATTCCGCAATCTCTTCGGCACTACGCAACCGAGCGGGGTTCTCCAATTTCCGCGCCCGGATTGCACCCAGCGCGTCGATGGCACCGACCAGCTTGAGCGTTGCCCCTAGCGCGTGTGTGATGCCCAGATGATGTTCGAGATCCTTGATGGATTCGCGGCACGCCGCGCGCGCTCGGTTGATGCTCTCGATCTGTTCTTCAATCGTCATTCGCTGTATTCCTCGTTACTAACTTGTTCAAATCGCTGATAGTTCGGGAAAAACCAAAAATCCTGGTAAACATTCCGCCGACCGTCTCGCTGTTTGGGGAGCATAAATTTTACCGGCACCTGATTCGAGTCCTCGTTGCTGGCTCGGTGGATAAACCACACGCCATTCGCATGATTTTCGATGTCACCGCTGTTGTGCGCCACAATTCCATTTGCGATAAAGTTACCGCATCCAGGCACGCTAAGGTCAAATACTTCCTCGGTCCCCGCCGGCTGAATTGACGCGATTGGCTCCCACAGCAGGTCACTCTCTGCCCACATCAACACTTCGCGATCATTATGTTTCATCGACCACTGCTTGGCGCTGCTCCGACGCATTGTCTTTCCTTGGTGCGTCCAACCTCCATACTTCTTTCCGCCACTCCGTTCCCAGCAGAGTTCGCTAATTTCCACCGGGAGATTGAATAAACCGCCGCCGGTCTCCTTTTTGGGCGGTCGATTTAGGATTTCCTGAAGCATTCTGCCCTTCTTGCCGCGCGCCGGGACTGCGGCAAATCTTCGAATGTTGCTGTCAACGATTGAGACCGTCAGTCGATAGATCGGCTTACTGGACTTTGTATTCCAGACTCCCCGGTTTAAGGTAGACACTACTCCAATCTTTAGGAGTAATAGTTGAACGTCCTCCAATAGGCCGCTGCTGGTTGAATCGAACTGTACCTCCGCTCGGGGGTGCTGCTTACTGAATTTTACGCATCCATCAGTTGCTAAGTACCCGGCGAGAAATTCATAAGCCGCAACGATTCCCGATTCGAATACAAAATCAGGTACCCTCTTGTTAGACTCCCGGCATCCGTAGATTCCCAGTCCCCTCAACCATTCACGCATCGGGTTTCCGTGCGGCTTTCCGTACCCGTTCTCAAACAGTTGCGTGTAGTACGTGGCAAAATAGCCTTCGGGATGCTCGCATGGCGTGTGCGTCAGCGTCGGCCAGTGCTGTTTTATGATCGATCCGGCATCCTCAAAGACTTTCCGGTCAGCCGAAATAAAACTGATTGATGAATGGTTGAGATATGATCCATCCCCCACTAGATAGCCCAGCAACCTGCACAGGTCGGCATTTTCTTTGACTTCTGTACCAACATCAAAGATCCGTTTCGCCGTAGCAATACCGTCTCCCGATTTAAGCTCAGACAGCGGCTTCCAGCCATTCGGGGTGAGGAACGGATGGTTCCCAGTGGCGCGCACAGTTCGGCCTGTCCGCGTTCGCAGCGCGAACACTTCCCTGATTCCAGTGCTCCACACACGTTCTGCCGTAAATACCCGCAGACGTTGCCGCTTATCACATCCCAAAATCCGGTACGGATTCCCACCAATCATATCCTTAACGCACAGCATTCGGCCACTGTCCGCGTCCACAACGCGCGTATCGCCGGTTACGCATTCTTTGAGATCCGATAACTCCGGTTCGCGCGTCTGTCCCGACTTATTTCCCTGTTGCCGGGCAAATTGCGAGAGCAGGAGCACGGGAATCTTAAATTCCGTCGCCAGCATCTTCAGCGCCCAGGCGTTTGCTCCTACCGCTTGCGCGCGGTTGTCGTATTTGCCTGAGTTGCCGAGAAGCTGCAAATAATCCACAATGACGTGATCGACCCGATGTTTCAGGCGTAGCCGGCGGAGCGCCGCATGGATTGCCATGGTGGTGGTGCTTTGAGTGTCCAGATATAGAGGCATGTCGTGGATCTCAGTGGCGGCTGAGTTCTCAGCTGATTTTTGCTCCGCATCTAGCGTCCCCCGGTTGGCGGACTCGGAATCGATACGCCCAAACTGGTGGATTGCTTTTTTTAGCAGCGCTTCCGCGCCCACCTCCAGCGAGAAGATTGCCACGCCAAGGCCCCTACGGGCCGCTGTGACCGCGTGCTGTAGCATGGCTGATGTTTTCCCCGAACTGGTGTATCCCGCGAGCACCCAGAGTTCGGCAGGCAGCATACCGCCCGTTCTGTAGTTCATCCACGGCCACGGAAATAACAATCCCGACTCCCGGCGAGACCGGAGAATTGCCGAGAGTCCCACGGCATCGATAATTTCCGCCGCGCTCCGAAGGCCACATCCAACCTGTTGCGGCGACAATTGCATGATGGTTTGTGCCGCGCCGTCGAGAATCTGCTGGGGCGTCTCGATACCTTCCATACATCGGTTCTGAAGGTGCTGGCAGGCAAAAAACACATTTCGCAAAAGCGCCTTGTCTTTGACGCCCTGCACGTAGGCATCCACATTCGGTAGGCGCGGGAGTCCGTCGTCCAGCGAAACCAAGTAGCTCAGGCCGTCGCAGGATGCCGCCTCTCCAAATTTCAGAAGCTCGGCATAAACCGTGGTGCGATCCACAGCCCGGCCAGAATCATAGAGCCCGCAGACGCGCTTCCAGATGCGCCGGTGCTTCTCCAGGCTGAAATCTTCAACCTCTAGCACGGGTCGCATGGCGTGAATCAATTCCTGGTCCAGCATGGCGGAGCCGAGCACCAGCCGCTCGAATTCCAGATTTTCGGGTAGTCCTTTTTCTCTCGCCATATCAGCCCTTCGTGTAGATCGACTTCGGTTGGGTTACCGTTTGCTGAGCTTCGTCCAGCCACCGCTCTTGGTGAATCCAAGTAGCGCCCATTGCCAACAGCATCTCGGGGTCGGCGGCCGCCTTGGCGGCATAATTCTTAGCGCCTTTCCAGAGCATCACGGCCTTGTCATGGTCGGCCACGGAGCGTTCATAGGCATTCATCGTGGGATTCATCGCGTCATGCCGGGGGTAGATTTTCCAGAACTCTTCCCACCAGGGAAGGCGGCTGTTGAGGGCGCGCTTGATTTCCTCCGTGGTGCGATTTGCTCTACGAGAACGTGGCTGCTTGCCGTCGGCTGTTGTGGGTTCTTTTTCCTCGGCAAATACATCGTGTCGAACCACGCCTTGTGATTCGGCGGTAAATGGAACATGATTTTCCTCTGTGTCAGCGCCGTTAGGCGCGGGGGGTTTAGGGGGTTCTTGTAGTGAATCCGAAACCGAAACCGAAACCGAAGCCGTAACGGTCGGCTTTTGCTCTTCTTTTGCTGGACGGTTTGTACCATCAAAATTACCAGCAAAACTACCATCAGCCGCTCTTTTGCTCGTCTCCATTCGGCTTTTTGCTGCCGCTTTTCTGACGGTACTGATGTGGGTATCTCGTGCCATTCGACGGCAGTAATAGCAGCGCCGGTCATCTATGGAGTAAGTACCGATACGCGCCATCTCCGAGAGGCACTTTTCAACCTCACGCGACGCCTTGCCAACCTTGGCGGCAATGTCTGCTACGCCCATTGGCTCTCCAGTGGGAAGCTCTGCAAATCCTCGGTGGGCTTCGTTTTCGCTCATCCAGCAGAGCATTCGACTCCACAATCCCTGAGAGGAAAGGGAGAGGATCTGCATGTCCCGCTCGTAGTCAGCGGTGTAGAACCAAAAGCCTGGTGATTTCTTGTCTGACTTCGGCTCCTGGACTTCGGGCGTGTCGGTTGTGGTTTTCACTTGCTCCCCCTCATTTCCGACTCGGACAAATTGAACGGAGCTTCCGGCTCATCCGCCTCATCCGTGGCCTCGGCACTCTCAATCCGCTGCTGAGTGGCGTGTTTCCGATTACCCTGGCAGTATGGGCAACTTCCATGGTTCCTGCAACTGGCGTTCACGGGTCGGATGCCACGATACTGCCGGCGGCGATCACGGGAGCGGCTCATGCCTGCCTTCCCATGAGAACCAGCGCGCGGCGGTCCAGTTCATCATCTGAAACCTCGGGACTCAGCTGCCTTTTCGCGCGCTTGGCTTCGGCGTTTTTCCGCAATATCTCGCCGCGGCGGGTGACATCGGCCATGTAATAGCGGGCGCGTGCTTCACGGGCCTTGCAGACGCGGCACTCCCCGCATCGGCAGGTAGGTGCTGGCCCAGGCTTCAGCTTCACGGGAATAAGGGCAGGGATGCTCATGCGGTAGCTCCTAGGCTATCCATCCGCTTCTTGCACTTTTCCAGACGGCATAGTCCAGTTTTCAGCGCCGCTTCAAGCACAAACACACAATCTCGTGCGCGCTGCGTAGCGAATTCCCATGCTTCGGACTCAGTCTCAAAAGTGCGCGTTGGCTTCCATCCATATCGTAGATGCTGGCGCTCTTCCTTCTCGACTGTCTTCTTCTGCCTCTGCTTCACGGAATCGGTGTATTCGGCAACAGTCCAGATAAACTCCGTTGCCTGGGTATCTTTGGCGGTAGCGCGCCGGGTGATGGAGAGTTCATCGGACATCCGATTCCTCCACGTATCCGATGATGTTGGCAATCGCCCTCAACTCTGAGGCGCCGCCCCCTCCGTACTGAATCATGCGGTAGATTCGGTAACGGTTTTTATCCGCCCACAGCGAATCCATGTAATCCGCCTCGGTCACAACCCGGTACTTGTTTTTCGCGTACTTTTTCTCACTCCACGGGACTCCCGTCACCCAACTACGCGATGTCTCGCGAATCAGTTCTAATTTCTTTACGGAGCGACAACCCTCAATAGCAACCAGATAGATTGTCGTCGTTCCGGGTACGCCTTTAGTTTTATCGACCATTGGATTTCGCCTGCTCCTTCTGCTTCGCATGCAGCGCCTTGTACATCGCCAGCCTATTCACCCTCTCGCACTTGGTACACCTGAGCGCGTCGGCCCTCTTACCTGTTGGCTGCTGCTCGCACACGATGCACATGGTTGGTTTGCGTAGCGCCGCCCTGCGCGCGTTCTGCGTCTCGTTGTGGACCTTCCGCCGCATCTCCGGGTCCACCGGCTCTCGGTATCGCGGTAACTTGCTCTTCGGCGCGGGCTTTATCGTAACCATCTGTTCCAGCGGGCCGGCGCGGACGCTCTTGGTCGGCGGTGTCCAAGGCTTCACAAAGATGCGAGACTGCACCCAGGAGTGGTTACGATCCTCTGCGCACACGGCGGCCAGCATGACAGCAGCGCATTCCGGGGAGCATGTATCGCACAGATCGCAAGTCATAAAAATAGCCCAGGGTACAAGTCACCCACCTTATCCGACGCTGCCAGATAGCGGTAGCGCCGTTCAAATTGATCCTGCCTCACGTTGCTCTTATTGCCGTTGAGCGTCGCGCGGACCAGCACCTCTCCAGATGCGGTGTCCACTACCATCACTCGGCGACCATCCTGCTTGCACTCCCATACGCTTCCAATTTTGATGTCTGTCATTTCGCCCCGCTTTTGCAGCCATGCCCCGGCGCGCACCAATGGCGGTGTCCGTCGTAATAGACCTGCACCTGAACGTACTTTGCCCATCGCCAGCGAAGACAGCAGTTCGTGAAAAATAGCGCACGGCCTGGATACTTGAATACCTCGGGCGGATCTACATTGGAATCGACAAACCGAATAGCAGGCTGGCAGTCGGCTGCGAATATATGGACCGTGCTCATGGCCGCGCCGCCGCGTGAGCATCTGCCCATGTAATCGCTACCGCAAGGGCACTCCATATGTCGGCAGACACACCAAATAACGGTCCTGGAGACTTCTTGGTGCCCACCGGGCCTAGCCGATCAATCAACGCCTGCCGAATGTTCGCGTCCTTCGCCCGGCTGGAGTGGCAGAGGTGATTCTTGATCTGGATTCGCGGAATTCGGTCGCATTTATCGGGTCCGAACGCCTCCATGAAGCGGCCAATCCAAACGCACGTCTCGAAGACTTCCGCGCCAACCGCCATACCGTATGATGCGATCATCTCGATACAGCATCGGTTATAATGATCTAACTTGAAGTTCCCGATTATGCCCAGCATGTCGGCGTTAGTTTCCTTTCCCTTCCATTCTATTCGCGCGCCATCCCAAACCACATATGCGCTCTCGGTGGGTCCAGGGTCAATCGCGAGAATTTTGATAGGGATGTCATTAGTCACGTCTGTCCTCGCGGATTACCACCGTCTGGAAGTTCGCGCCAGGGTACTCGCCCCATACCTGGCGGCGGTCGTAGATCTTTTTCGTAACTCTCACTCCATCAATCAGATATATGATTCTCATTTTCGTTTTACCCGCCGATGGGGTCTGATGTCATCGGCGGGCCTCCATTTATTGCATCACCGGTAGTGTGCCGGTCCACAAAGCTATGTCACTTCGCCAGCCGCGTAATCATCTTGTTGACGGACACGCGCCGATCCGCCTGGGCAGTCCCGAAGGCGTAGGCCGCCATCTGCTCGTGGCGCATCTCGTCGCCGCATCCCCAGACGGCTATGCCGCGCGTTTCCTCGCCTTCGGCAACGTAGGGAAATGAGAGCGCCAGGTACACTTCAGATATCCGGTGCTTATCTCGCGCGGCGGCCACGTCGTCTAGAAATGCTTCCATGGCCGCGTTGCCGTCATTCGCGCTTGCGAACGGCTCTCGGATTTTTCGCATCAACGCCGCGTCGTTATGGTCACTCATGCGTTTTCCTGGAGGTCCAGCAACTCCTGTCTATCCGCGTCCGTCATCGCTGTGACTTTGACCTCTTCTCCAGAGTCAAGACGAACGATGCGCTTGCAACCGACTTCTGGCGTATCGAGTTCCACGCGACATTCCACGTTCCGGTATTCGTAGCCCATGCCGATCTGCTCGGAAAGACGCTGGATCTTCGTGTTTTCGGCTTCTATCTGGCCATTTAAGTCGGAGTCGATTTCCTTTTTCTGCTGCTCAATCGCTGTGCGCCGTCGGTTGGATGTGGCGAGTTCTCTGGCGCGGTCGCTGATTTCCGCATCCGAAAAATCACACTTCAGATATTCCGTATATTCCAATTCACTACCTCCCACGTCGCCGCTGGCTTCGGAACTCCAGATCCTCCCAGATTCTCGGGCTCCGCTCCAGTGGCTACGTGTGGATGGCAACTTTTCAGTTGCCCTGTGAATTTTGGTCTAGCCGTAGCCATCGCCGTAGCCGCTGCCGTAGCCGATTATTGCTGCCATACCTTCACCGCTTTAATGGACGCCTGAGCTGCTGGAGTCACGCCCAGAATTTCGATTGCCTCGGTAAGTGTCACCAGCGGCACGGCGACGGGGAATTTGCACGCGGTCGAATTGCTGGTACCACTCACAGCCAATTGCGAGAGCGACGCCGCTCCAGCCCAATACCACAATCGACGCGCAAGGGAGAGAGTTACCTCTTTCCCCTTCCTGCTCTCTAGCGTTCCGGCGAAGACACCGGCGCTGTACGTTCTCACGATCACGTATGGTTTCTTTTTTGTTGCCATCTTTCCTCCCATCGGAAGGCTCGCACTATCGCGCGAACCCACTGATGTGGAGGTCGGCGGTAAGCGCCGACCTGTGCTCTAGTTACTCGCGCATCCGCTATCCTTTCGCCGGCTGGTCCAGCAGCTGCGGTACTGAAAAGCCGGATTCTATGATCCGGTCAACGTCCTCATCGGACACGCCCGTGCCGTCGCTCTCCTTCCACGCGCGCTGGAACATGCGAATTATCGAGTCCCGGTCTGACCCGAAGCGAGTGAAGAACTTATCTGGCCCGAGGCGGTGTATACTGCCCGCCCCATCCCGGTGATGTTCCATACCGCACAGGGGTATTGCTTCGATATCCGGGTACTTCTGCCCCAGTCCGCGACGCGATGTGCTGAGGCCGACGTGGGCGGCCTCTACCGGGCTGCTGGAGGCTCCACTATGGGATTGTTCACAAGCCCAGCAGGGAAGGCCGCGGAGCCATGATAGATAGGCGTAGTTTCGAGTTGGCTTCCGGTGCTTCATAGGTCTACCTCGTATCTAGGAACTTCTCCTGGGCTCGGAAGATAGCACCCCAACTCCGCGCCCAGACGCATGAGGTTATCCACAAACTCGCCCATCTCCTTGGTATCCAGAGACGACGTGCTGCGTACGGTTGGAAGCGAAGAATCTCCGTGGATCTTCAGAAACTTAAACTTAACCGCGTCCTTCATTTCGTCGTCGTCATATCCGCAATGTTCCGCCAGAATGTGGATGCAAAAATGGAGGTACGAATTCTGCGACAGCGTGCGCTTCTTACGTCTGGAACGCGGCAATGGTACCTCGATCTCCCTGCCCTCAAGCCGGCACAGAGCGGAGAACCACTTATCCCCTTCACCGGGCGCCCAGTCGATCTTGCCTTTGCTCGCCGTACCATGGAGAATGGGTGAGGCCGCCATTTACTTCACCACCAAACTGATTCCGCGCTCCCCGATATGTGCTCCGGGGACTCCGCCGAGCTGCTCAATCCCCGCCCGAACCGCCGCGTTGCTGACCGCCACCGTGCATTTGGTGTCGGCGGGGAAAAGCGGCTCCATTGTTGCCCAGTCGCTATATGGGACCGTAACCGTCGCCGTCCGATACTCTTCGGGGATCTCTGCCTCGTCGGTGATTACAAGTGGCGCTATGCCACCATTCCCTCGGAGGCTGATGGTGTGTGTCTGCCCTACCAGCTTTCTCGGGCCTTTGCGCGGCTCGGGCTGGCGTTCCAGTCCCTCTATGAGGTAACCATCCAACCGAGCCAGGTCGGCCTGCTCTGTGGCGATTGCGGCGCTGATACGATTACGCTCCGCCTTGAGGGTGTCGATGCGGCGATCCTTCCAAATCCGAACCGCCGCGCATCCGTCGATCTTCGCCGGCAGAGTCTGCAAATACTCGCGTATCTGCCCATCGATGGCTTCCGTGGTCTCGCCTGCTTCCACCATCTCCGAGCGGAGTTCCATTAGGTCGGTGAGACCCCGATCCAGCGAGAATAACGTCACGTCGGAGGTCATACGCTCCCCTTTTTCAGATCGGCCAGCGCCATCCTAAGATCGTCGAACAGCAGTTTTGCCTTCTCGACGACGACCGGGATTTGATCGATCTCCTGGTACCCATGGAGCCCCATCACGCGCTGGAATTCCTCGGGATGCTTGGCTGCGATGAACTTCTGAAGCCATCCTTGCGCCGCCGTGGTGATGCTCGCTTTCAGGTCTCCGGTGGACTCCTGTGGAGCGGCAGTTCGAACCTGTACTTTGGGCTTCGGCTGAGCCCTGGAATCCTCTGCACGTGGCTGTGCGCCTTCCCCATCCGTGTCTTCTGGTGCTACTCCGCCAACTGCGGCTAGAGAATAGCGCCGAGCGTAAGTGATGCCGATTCCAATTGCTTGCGGGGAATCATCCTTTACCGTCAGGGACAGATCTGACGAAATCCACTGGCCGGATGAATGGGCCAGCAACGTCGTCACTGTGACCCTGGCTCCCTCTGCCGATGGCATCTGGATTACCGACAGACCGTTGGCCCCGAGCGGTTCACGAATTGCCGCCCAGATGGACGACAGATCCGCGTACTTGTTGTGGAAGGATGGATTTACGCTATCCTTGGAAGCTCCTTCCATGGCGCGCTGCGCGGCGGAAAGTGCCGTAGCTAGTTGGTCGATGCTGTCAGATTGACGATAGTTAGATGGCATAAATTACCTCGGTCAGCGTGTCAGTGGGAATTGTCGCCAGTTCGCCGCTCATAACTTTGCCTCCGTAGCCTTGTCCCCGCGCATCCAAACCTCCAGTGAATTAGTGGCCGGATGGGTTCTGAACGATAGCTTCATCTCGCGTTTTTTGGCACTCTGATACAGGCTTGATTGGGCGATTGACAAACTGGCATACCCCTCGCCGGATACCATCAGAGATTTACCCTCTGGGATCGCCACTAGATCGGCAAAGAACTGGTCCAATATTCCGGGACGGTGGAGGGCTTGCGGCGTCCGGTCCGCTGTGGTGTATGTCATATCCCCTCCGCCGGCTGGGCCGGTATCACGGGGGTCTTCCGTGTCTTACTGCCCACCGGGCGACCGGGCTTGCGCTTGCGCGGCGTCTGATAGCCGAGCTTCGCCAGCGCCTCATTGATCCCAGCACGCTGTAATATCAGCGCCGCGATCAGGTCTGTCTGCTGTTTCGCTGCGTCTGCCGCCTTAAGTAATAGCGCGTCCGCCAATTCTTGCGGCGTCGATTGAATTTCCGTTTCCATCGTCGTTCCCTCGCTGTTCACAAATCCTCCTTAGTCGCCTCGCCTATAGAGAGCGCCGAAAGCACCTTCTGGGCAAATTCCCGAATCTGCTCGGTTGTGCCGTGGAAATTCACCGTGTCCTTGCTGAATACACTGCGATTCGGCGCGTCTCCGCAATACGATTCGAGCCAAACGCACAGCGGAAGGTTATGAATACCGCCAACCGTACTCCGGTATTTCTGCACTTCCACTTTTCCGTCAACGTGCAAGCTAATTAATGCCATCGTCGTTGTCCTCTTCCCTTGTGGGTTCGTTCTCTTGCCTGGCCTGCGACCTACACGACAGGGGAGCCCCGCATGGAGTCTCGCCGCACATCGAGCAAGTCGAAGCTAGATCGCTGTCCTCTACTCCGCACAAGCAGCCATCCGTTGAACCGCACTCATGGCAACTGCTGACGTGCTCGGTTCTGCCGGCGATTTCATCCTCATCGCCGTGCAGATGGTCATAGCGCCCAGATCCCTCTGCCGCGTATCGACTCATGCGCTTGCTCCCGCCGCGGCCATCGCTGTATCCCGCGCGATACCGGACCAGTCTGCCAGGTCGCACGGATGCGCGATCCTCTCATCCGGCATGGCGGCGCGCGCCTTTTCGAGGGCCGTCTGCGCCTCGGTGAGCATGTCGAGTATGTCGAGCGGCTTTGCCTGCGTTGCGATTCCCTGCGTCATTTCGTATCCAGAATTGCTGCCACGTCTACCCAGCTAATGACACCAGCTATCGAGGATTTCTCCCACAGCGCAAGCCGGTCGTAGGCGCGGCCCTTGCGCTCTAGCTCGGATTGTGCGTCCGACTTAGCCAAATTCAGCGCCTTCTCGGCATCCCACTTTTCATCCCATGCCTTGTTTCGCGCCGCCAGTCTGGCTTCCACATACGGCGGATAGTGCAGCTTGCAAAATCGCTTGCCGCCATGGTGCATGGACGCCTTGATACTGCACTCGTGGCCGAAGTACGGATCAACTGTGTGTATGGTCGCTGAACATTGGTCTTCTGGCTTCATCTAATTCCCTCTTCGAATCATCCCGCTTGCCTGCTCGATAACCCTTCCACCAGCCTTCGGCCACCATCGATGCAATGTGCCTCATGGAGTTAGGTGACAAGGTTGCGCCGCGATCCATCCAGACGGATGGCACTATGCGCTTCGCCGCTCGTTCAGCCCTCACGAACAGAAGGACAGTTCGCTTAGTCGTTGGCATTGTCATTCCCTCGGCGGGCACCTGCTGGCACCCGTTTCCATTTGCTGCTGATCTTCCCATTCCGCCGCGTCGCTCCATTCGGAATCTAGGCAATCGTCGTATTCCTGCTGCGCGGTGATTGTGCCTTCTCCCCCACACAGTTCACACGTCGGGTTTGCCTCCATGCGGATCGGCGCATCCGGGCCGGGGCGAATTCCCTGCGGCTCTTCGTGGACGCATGGGCATTTCATCGTCATCGCATCCACCCCGCGAAGTTATTCGCGCACTCCCGAACCAACTGGCCCAGGAGAATGCCGCCCATTGCCAACATCCCCAGGGAAAATATGATCTCGGCCAGGCGCGGGCGATTGCGGATACGGCGCGCTTCAATCTCTCGCAGGTAGAGCGCGTATTCCGTGGCGGGTTCTCCGTAGGGATGGTTATACGTCTGGGTTCTCATGCTTGATCCTTCGACGGCAGTAGATATGCTCGAATAATCACCGATTGAGCATCCCTGGCGGCAGCCTCGGCGGCAGCCTCGGCGGCAGCCCAGGCGGCTGCCTTGGCGGCATCCCTGGCGGCAGCCCAGGCGGCTGCCTTGGCGGCAGCCCAGGCGGCAGCCTCGGCGGCATCCCAGGCGGAATCCCTGCCGGCAGCCCAGGCGGCTGCCTTGGCGGCAGCCTCGGCGGCAGCCCTGGCGGCAGCCGATATCCGCCCCAGCGCGAAGTCACGCGCGGCCTGAATCGCAGCCCTCGGGCGCGCATCGCCGGGATACTGCCTCTCGAATATCGGCAGCACCGATTCCGCAAAGTCTGCCGCCATCAATCGCGCGATGACATCGCAATTCTGTTCCGTCGCCTGCAATGCCCATAGGCAGTCGGCCACGCCGTTGCTGTCCAGGATGCGTAGCAGGTTGATCGGTGCATCGGGATCGTAGGTGGCGCCGACTGATGTCAGCAGCTTGCGCCACCCGGACGCGCAGGGATTGCACGCGCGGATGCGGTTCAGGCTCGTGGTGAGCACCATCGCGTGCTCGGATGGATTAGGTCGAGTGAGTGGCTGGAGGTTAAGAAGCATTGAGCGCCTCCAGCGCATCGAGACAAACGACCCCCTCGCGCTCGACATGCACCACAGCCGTGTGTTCTCCCAGGACGAATGCTTCGTGCGTGGTATTCGTCTCGCGGCCAGCCTTCTCGCCGATGACAGGGTGGTAAAGGACGACGGTTCCCACGGAATGTTCGTGGTTCCACACGATGGCCTGTGCTTTCAGCTGATCGATGGTCTTTCGTTTCGACCTAGGCATTGATGGCCTCCATTTCTTCGACTCTCTCCGCACGTCTATCTGACCCCAAACCAAATGCGATGCCAGAACCCGAAAACGTAGGGCAGTGGTTATCGGCCACTCCCCTACAGGTGGACGCGCAAGGAGAATTCAGAGTAGGCATATCAGACTCCAGATCGCGATTGCGATGACCGCCGCGCACGACGTAAGGGCCGCCACGGTCAGGATGAACACGAACGCGGCCCACAAACCACTGCTCCAAAGCTCGGGCGCAGCAGAAGACGCGGGGCGGGATTCAGCGATTTGCTCGGCGCAGAATGGGGGAGATCATACGGGCTGTAGGGAGGAGTGCTCATGCCTTTACCTCGCCCTCGGGGAGCAGAGCTTTGACAGCCCGCAGCGTGGCAATCGGCAGGCTGGTCCATTCGAAATCTCGGAGTGCGTAGGCCAGTGCTCGCTGGGCGCGCTCTTCGTTCTGCTGCACCAGTTTCTCTTCGTCTTCCGGCTTGAATGGGAAGATATAAGCGCCGTAGCGATCCGAATTACCCCATTCGCGGCCAGACATTTTCCACGTTCTCCCTCCCTTGGTTCTGAGCTTCACCTTGAGGACTTCGGAGACGGTGAGAAATCCGCAAATGTCTATGTAATGCCGCTCGGTCACCCGGTCGCCGGGCTTCAAATCTCGCAGGCTGCTCATACCGCCGCCTCGAACACATGGAATACCAACTGACCGCCCGATATCTGGACTGTCCCGATGTAATCAGTGAGCCCATCTGCCGGGTGGCCCGTGCCCACTATGCGAATCTCGCGATTCTCAAGGGGTTGCTCGGGGTCCACCAGCGCCCATAGGAAAGGCCATGCGTTCTGGACCTGGACCGTTAGGATGCGCGCCCCAGAGGGCATCGGAATCTGCTGAACGTCGGCTGTGGAGATAGGGTACTTGTGTATGGTCATGCCTTTTCTCACGTCTTTGGCCTCCGCTGGCACGTGCTAGCGTGCTTGACAAGCTCGGATGTCATCAGCCGCGCCTTGCACCAGCCACAAGGGACGTATTTTGCGGGGCGACCCAGCTTCCGTGTCGGCTTGTTTGCTTTCTGCATAACCTGAATTTACGCCTGCCAGATCTGGATGTCAATTGTTTATTTAGAAATTCGTAGTTACCGTTAACTATTGAGTAATTTCCCCGGACCGGTCAACATTACCATGGGGCCTTTCCATCATCTCCAGCGTTCTGTGTTCGGTATGTGTCAACCTGCACGTCCGGTGGCTTACCGGTTCGCCTACCGTGCTTCAGCGAATCCGCGAACCACTCAGCATACGTCCGTTGCTGTGAGCGCCGACGTTGCTTGCTCCGATTGACACGCGGCGTTCGAAATAACGGTCCGGTCCTGACGTTCCCCTTGGCGTACTCCAACGAAGTCCGTCTGATTTCGTCTATGGTCATTCTATTTTTCTCCATAGGAGCGCCTTCTCTTCGGTTTCCCCACCACATGGGGTTCCAAGAGGTCTTTGCTGCATATTCCCTGCAACGCGAACCCGACTACCTATCGACCATGACGTAGGCGCTTATGCCGGGATTAACCCGGCCCGGAGCATGGATTTTTGGTTTCGCGGCAAACAACGGAACGTGAGAGAGTGCAACGGAGGGGATAACGCTTGTGATGAAGGCCCGCTGCGAGTCGGCCAAGACACCACCGACGCCTTGAAGACGCAGCCATCACTTGAGAGCCGCCTGAAAATCGAAATCGAACTGCTCGTGAAATCCGAAGGGGGAAATTGGCTCCGGCATGTTTTCAGGCCGCAACCGGACAGCCACCAAGCCGCCCTGCGTTTCCCCGTCGCGCTCGAATCCAGCACGTAAATAGCAGCGTCCAAAGTCCCGCTTGTGTTTTACTTTTTCTCTGTCAATGAATGTCACCATTCCGAGCGCAGGCGGATCTCCGTAGAACCAACGTGTTACCGCGACCGCATCGCGGATTAATTCGCTTGCCAGTGGGCCAGATTCGCGCCGGAAGCATGAGTTTACCCACGCTCCCGGCCATCGGTGTTTGACGTATTCCGCGAACGGCCAAGATGTCACCCACAGAGCTCCGCAATTGGGAGTGAGAAGCACAAGGCATCGACCGGGAGGGGTGAATTGTGGAGTGCCTATCTTTTGGCGGTTGTAGTGGCGGTCTGCAAGTGGAAGAGCGCGCGGGTCCGCGCGATGCGATAAGGTCCAAAAACTCGATATTGAATCTGTATGGATCACCGTCTTGACCACGGCGTTCCGAGGGGGCCAGTGGGTCAAGCACTGGCCCGTGGCCCTCAGAACAATTCCAACTTCAGATTACGCTAACTCTGGATGGATTGCAAGCGAAAACGCAAGGGGCGGTGACCATGCGGGTGAAATCGGATTGTGGAGGCATGGGCATTTTTGCGCCAACCGCACAGTCACGTACGGTCGCTTACAGAATAGCACTCCAAATAGGGGCTATGCGGAATCCAGTGTAGAATGATGCGGTTCCAGGCGCAAGAAAATAATTCACCACATTCGGACTTCACTGTTGACAACCACGCTGGAATCCGATAAGATAAGAACATGAAAAAGATCAACTGGACCCTAATCAGAACGCTCCCGGCAGACGCGGCAATCGTCACGGGCGGGCCGGAGTACGGTTGCTTCCGTTGCGCCCACGTCCCGGCTGGCCGTCATCACGTTGAGATGCTCCTGGCCGAGACCGGGGAAGGCATCGTGCTCCGACTGCTTGAGCCCCGCAAGGGGCAGCCGTCCAAGTGGGGGCAGGCTCACCTAATCGCTGGCCAGCTTGAAGACTTCAGAGTGCCCACTTGCGAGGAAAGCCCGCTCAGGCCTCTGGACCTGGAAAATCGGCAGGTGTGGTCATGGTAGGCGTCCCTGCGGAAACGATGCGACATATCTTCCCCGACGCATCGAAGTTGCCAGCGCATATTGACTGCATTTGCTTCCAAGTACAGGCGCATCTCGACGGATACCCGGTTTGGTACGTCCGTGATCTGCCGGCAAACGGCGGCGACTTCGAATGGACGGAAGACCCGTCAGCCGCCAAGTTGCTTGGGTGGTTCTGGCAGCAACGCTTCCTGGCTTTCTGCCGGCGCGATACAAACCGACCGAACTATGGGTGCCTGCCGGTCTACCGCTATGAGGAAGCCGGCAAGTACAAGCGGATTTATCGCGGGGAGGTTGCGCGATGATCGAACACGTCAACGGAGTAGTGCTTGGGCCAGTAACCATAACCGCCACTATCCACACGCCAGATGGCAAGCCGTACGGCAACCCGAAGACCTTTGAGATAACGGAATCATCGGAGGCGAGAATGTGGGCCGAAGGAGTCCGCGCCAATACCCTGCGGAATCTTGGGCTAGAGGCCGCACGTCTCGGATGGGATCGCCCATGGGAGATGAGAACCCATGACTAAGTGCATTTGCCACGCTGGCTGCGACTGCCAGAATCCAGACCCGAAACCGGGGTCGGCTCGCCTGATTAGCGAGAACTGCCCAGTACACAACTGGCGACCATATCCCGTTCTCGGCTGCCCAGTGGTGGGAATACATGTTAACGGCGCAATCGATTCTGACGATACCGTCCAAGCACCAAAGCGGACACGCGAGGAAGCCGCCGAAATGGTTCTACGGTCCATGGTGGCTGACATGCGCCGGCAAGGGTGGAGTCTGAGTAACGAATCGGCAGATCAAATGGTAGCTAAATTGTCTGCTGAAATACTGGCGCTACCGGCCACACCGGAGTCCGAATGAGAGGTACCGTGTGGGCGTGCCAAACCGTCTCGGGATGAAGGACTGGATTGTGTTGGAAACACAAGAGGATGCGTACAATATGGGCTATTCGGAAGACAGTGTGGAAAGTGACAAATGAGCGATAACACGTCAACAGCGCCGAAATCGGAACTTAGCGTAGAAAATCACACTGAAGTCCGAATCGCGCCGTCCTACGATCACGCCGGAATCACGATCTACAATGGCGATGCTCTGGAGATCCTGCGCCAACTCCCTGATGCCACTGTGAATTGCTGCATCACGTCGCCGCCGTACTGGGGTCTGCGGGATTATGGCACGGCGACGTGGGATGGTGGTGACACGGAGTGTGATCATCTTCAACCGCGTAAAGGCGGCGAGGGCCCAGCGTTACCGATAAATGGCGGCGGATCAGATCGGGATACTTCGGTTGGGTTGCAGCAGTTCCATGGGACTTGTCGTAAGTGCGGCGCACGCCGGGTTGATGCCCAGATTGGTCTTGAACGCACGCCCGAAGAATATGTGGCGCGTCTGGTTGATGTCTTCAGCGAAGTGAATAGAGTGCTGCGCGACGACGGCACCCTTTGGCTGAATCTAGGCGATTCATTCGCAGGTGGCGGGAATAATCGCGGCGGTAATCCAAGCGAGAAATCGCCCAAGCAGAAAAGCAACCGCGGCGGCTATGGCCAGATCGCCACTCCAATTCCAAAGAGCCTCAAGCCAAAGGATTTGTGTGGCATCCCTTGGCGCACGGCATTCGCGCTTCAGGAGGACGGCTGGTGGCTCCGTTCGGATATTATCTGGGCCAAGCCGGCGCCGATGCCTGAGAGCGTTACCGACCGGCCAACGAAGGCGCACGAGTACATGTTCCTGCTGGCGAAGTCCGAGCGATATTGGTACGACGCCGCAGCTATCCGTGAGCCATTTGCAGATGATCGCATGGGGAATCCCAATGGTGGTGGCCAGTACGCGAGGGAACTGTATCCTGTTCGTGGACAGGATGGCCTGCGCACGGGACAATGGACGCGCGGCGAAGAATTAGGAGGGCGCAACAAGCGTGATGTGTGGACCGTCAATAGCGACCCGTTTCCAGAAGCTCACTTCGCCACGTTTCCGCCTGCGTTGATCCTGCCGTGTGTTCTGGCCGGCTGCCCGGCCGGCGGAACTGTCCTGGACCCATTCAGCGGGGCTGGGACAACGGCTCTGGTAGCCAAAGAGCAAGGACGCCGGGCCATAGGGATAGAACTGAACCCGGATTATGTCTCGATGATCGCCAGAAGACTGCGGCAGGACAATCTGTTTTCAACTCTACTATGAGGTGGTACATGAATCTAACGAAGCGGTTGAAGCAGCGAGCTGTGGCTTGGGACTTAGTGGCCGATAATCTTAACCGCCTGCGCGCACTGAAGTTGGAAGAGGCTAATCTGGCGGCTGCGCTATTGGACCGCGCCAGGCGCGAAAAGGTGGAACTGGAAGAGTTGCTGGCGCTGCTGGACGCTGAAGGTGTAACCGATGTGTGACATGCCGATGGATAAGATCGACGTGACCTGTCCATACTGCTGGTGGCGAGGCAAGCGGCACCCGTACACGTGGGCGGCGCGGCCGTGCCCACGCTGCGGGGAGCCGGTGAGCGGGGAGTGGATCTTCAAGACCGCCGCCATCCCTGATCGCGAGCAGGCGGCGATTGACATGCTACGCGACATGCGCGGAGGAGCAGATGATTGATGGTTTGGCGTGGGACATTCCACAAATCACGAAAGGGGAGACGGATGTCGGTGACAACCTGTTTTCTACACTGGAATCCGCATAGCCACAATATGAGGGTCGTAGCGGGGAAGCCTATACAGCCCGAAGTCTGCCCGCGTTGCGGTGTGGAAAACCCGCGCGTCTACAAGCACGACCAGCAAGACCAGACGTTCATGGACACGCCCATGCACGGCAAGCGTGTCGGTATCCAGGTCGTTCGCCAGCGGTGGCGTTGCCTGGAGTGCGGCAAGACCTTCCAGCAACTCCTGCCAGAGATGGATGAGAAGCGGAATATGACGCGGCGCCTGGTGGACTACATCCAGCAGCACTCCCTGGTCCGAACGTTCACCGAAGTGGCTGACGACGTGGGAGTCAACGAGAAGACCGTCCGGAATGTCTTCCGCGAGTACGTTGCACTGCTGGAGGAAGACCGCGAGATTGAGACGCCAACATGGCTGGGCATTGACGAACTGTTCCTGATCCGGAAGCCGCGGTGCATCTTCACCGACGTGAAGAAACGATCCATCGTTGACTTGCTGGCCAAGCGGGACAAGCTGACGGTCTCCAAATGGCTCACAAACCTACCCCATAAGGCCACAGTTGAAGTGGTGACCATGGATATGTGGAAGCCCTACCGGGACGCGGCACAGGCACTCCTGCCGGCCGCCAAGGTGGTCGTAGACAAGTTCCACGTCGTCAAGATGGCAAACAAGTGCTTGGACGATACCAGGAAGCGACTGCGGGCCGATATGACCACTGCTGACCGGCGCAAACTCATGCGTGACCGGCATATCATCCTGAAACGCGAGAAGGACTTGGACGTGATGGACCACGCGGCCATGGAAGTGTGGACCGGAATGTTGCCGGAACTTTACTACGGCTACCAGGCCAAGGAACGGTTCTTTGGCGTCTACGACGCACCAGACCGCAAGGAAGGGCAGGAACGATACGACGCTTGGCTGGGCAGTCTGGACATGCTCACGCGCGTGAACTTCAAGGAACTCATCACTGCCTGCGAGAACTGGAAGCCGGAGATCCTGAACTACTTCGGGACCGGCGCGACGAACGCCTACACGGAAGCCGCCAACGGGCTGGCCAAGATAGCGAACCGCAACGGAAGCGGCTACTCGTTCGAGGCGATACGCGCCAAGATCATCTACGGTAGTTCGGTCAAACGCGGCAAGTTCGGCGAGTCGTGCGTGGACGAGGAAATCTTCGCGGAACTCACGCGCCCGGTTGTGGAAACTCCACAGCCGACCGAAGAAGAGGAGACAGAAGGTGGTCAGTGACTTTCACCACTCAAATCCGAATAGCCGGAATTATTTGACTCCGATGATCGTGAGCAATGACTTGTTCTTCTTCGGTTGGACTGTTTTCGCCGCCGCACTCGCTGCCGCGATGGCTTCGCGATTTCGGGAGATCCCCGCGCGGTTATCGGCGTCTGACTGCCTGTTCCGTAACTCTGCCCGGTCGGTGCGTTCATCCACGATGGTCCGGTACTGGGTGAGTTCGATTGCCAGCCGATTGAAGCCGTCAGCCATCGCTTCATTGGCGTTGATCTGCCGCAGGTTGATGCCGTCCTGGTTTATTTTGGCGGTCTCCAACGCGGCAAGGCGGGCGTTCTGCTGGCCTTGCCAGTATCCGGCGGCGGAGACTACCCCGGCCACGGAAAATAAGTAGGAGGCTAGGGTGAGCATCAGCGCGAGTAGGCTGATATTCACCCCTCCGGGAATCTTCGTAATTACTGGCTCGCTGTGGTGGTTCATATTCTCCCTTCTGGCATCTGTATCGCCGCCGAATCTGGTAATCATTACTTACTAGCCTGGTCCTTACTGGGGGGCGCATTCACGCCCGAAACATTCGAGTCTTTCCCGAAGATTCCCAAACTAGCGAATCCTCCGGCCATGACGAACGCAGCGGTTACGATCGCCCACTTAGGGAGAGGTACGCCTGCCGTGCTCAGAGCCAGCACCAGCCCGGCGCCGGATGAAACAAATCCCGATAGAGTCGTTTTCCAAGATCGCATGGTTTCTCCTACGGCTTGAACGAAATTCCGATGCGCGGAATCAGGTTCCACGCGCCGTTGATATATACCCCGCCCAGCGGTACCACTACGGCCCACTGCGGCTTGAAACGGTAGATAATGGTCGCCTGGAAGCTCCCGGCCAGCGATACGTTCACGCCGCTTGGTTGCGCCTGGCTGAAACCCGCGCCCGCATCGCCGCCGATCAGAAACCGCCAGTTGCCGGCGGCGTAGACCTGTTTGTGAACGCCCTGGCGCACGCTGGAACTGAAGCCCCAGTACACGCGTTTGGTAATCGGGTCGATGATTTGCACCGGCGCAATATCCGTGCTGGTGCTCAGATACAGCCCGAGCGAACTGGCGACCGGGTACACAGCGGAAGCAAACAAGTTCACGCGCGGATTGCCGATCTGGTTGAAACTCGCGCCGGCGGAAATGTACGTCGGCATGGCAACCGTGGCGACGGTGGGCGCGATGGGTGTAACGGTCTGCGCCGCCGCCGTGAGGCAGAGGCACGCGAATAGAGCGGTGATCGTTTTCATAAGTCTCCTATTATCCGTCCGCTGGAAGATCCGGCAGGCGTTCTATTGTGACCCGCACATGGGAACCACAGTAACTTGTCAAATGGCCGTTGATGGCTATGGTTGTTTGCAACTCCACAGCATTGTCGGGCCACAAACAACCCATCCGGGAATCGTCCTGCCTTACCGTTCCATGGATCTCGCGTATTCCAAAAATGGTTTTCTTGGGTAGAACTACGCCTTCGACGACGGTCTTCGTTACCCACGGTTCAGGTTCATTGCAGTGAGCGTTCAGCCACGCCATCGAATCATTGGAGAGTTCAATCGTTTCCACGAGTCTCCTTATTTGGGCGCGAACGTTGCGAGCGGACTCTGCTGGGCGGCCGCCTGCATTTCTTCCTTGAGCTTGTCGAACGCGAGCAACATCACGCGAACCTGCACGGTCAGCCCGGCCAGATGGTCCACCGCGTTCAACGAGATGACTTGATAGGTGTCGCCGCCGTCGTATCCCACGTGGCTCAGGTACTTCTGGGACTTGACAGATTCGGCACGTAGTTTTTCCACTTCGATGGTGAATTGGTTTGGCATTTCACTCCTTTGGTTTGAGCCGTACCTCAACCGAGGCCCCTCCATTAAGCGCCGCGAGGAAGGTCGTTATCTGATCGGCCATTCGCGCGAATGGCGCGATGTCATGGGCGGCCTTGTCCTCAGTGGCTTCTACGCCCAAGATGGCAGCCGAGATGAGATTCGTCTGCTGCAACATCAGGTTGTTGACCTCGGCACGGATTCCGGCTTGGAGCGCCGGGATTATCTCGGCCTTCAGACGGTCCAACATCGGGTCGATGGTGTCCGTGTCGAAATCTTTTGCGCTGATTCCTATTCCCATATAATCTCCATTTTACTGCACCGCCACGCCGCGCTCCAGCAGCTTTGGATTTCACGGGATCACCACACTTGGTATCCTGGCCGCCATATCCGCCCGCGCCGCCGCAACTTCGCCGATCAACTCCACGTCACTCAATGCGCGCGGGAACACCGCCAGTTCCCCAAGCGTGCCGTAGAACGGCTGCGTTCCACCGGCCAGCGAGCCAAGCGTGATCGCCCCCGTCAATGATGACGAATCACTCACCGTCCCGAGGGCCGTGAATGTGCCGTTCGCCGCGATTCCAGCGCTGCTGTAGATCGTCGTCGTCGATCCGCTGCGCCGCAGAATCATCGTGGCGAAACTGCCATCCGTCGTAAGCGAAAAGGCGCTTGACGTTGTGCTGCCGATCTTGACCTTCCAGGAATTCGCCGTAGTGGAATTCCTGGAGATTGTAATTTTGCCCGCCTTGTCTAGCGGTGTTTCTGCACTCGGAATCGTCCCATTCGAATCGTGCTCGAAGGTAAGCAACAACGTGAAGTCGGTCGCCAGCGTGGCGTTGTACCCCGTTGTGATTGTCACCGTCTGCTGACTGCCATAACTGGCAGCCATCGGAAAGCCGAAGCCATTCATGCCCTGCCCGCTATACGACATGTTGGCGAGTCCGGTCGTGTTGTACGTACCGGGAATCGAGGCCGCATTCGAAAGCACCGTAGACATGGAGGCCGACGTGAAGGCGTAGAGCAAATCCGGCACAATGGCGTGCTGCCCGCGCCCGTTGCCAAAGTACTGGCGCGCTACTGCCGATGTGCGCGGAGCGAAGATCAGATCTCGGTACGTTGGGCTGTAACGATCCACGTCCGGATTCGTATAGTCCTGCTGGACATAGCTGCCCGTAGTACTCATGCGAACGCGCGCCGTACCGTTGCCGAGGTCTACATAGCTTGGCCGGATCAGATCCGGAAATACTGGGTAGTATAGTGGGTGAGTCACCGGGTCTTTGGGAATTGTGTACACCACTACCGCATCGTTCCAGGACCAAGGGTACCTCCCAAGGTCATAAATCAGAATCGAGCCTCCCTGATCTAAAGACGTAGAATTCGGGTTGGCATAGCTGATTGCCCCCCATCGATTAAACGGAGATCCAAGCCAGAATATCTTGGTGCGCCTACCGAGATTAAGAACGGTGCCAATGCTGGCATCGTACGTGGTCCAATTGGAATCTAGCAACCCATCAGACCCGCTGCCACTACCGGTGTAGACCTGATACCGTCCTGCGAACTGGGATGCCTCCGTGATCGCTATGTCCTCGACACGAACCCTCACGATCCAATTTCCAATATTTCCCACCGAGGGGGTGAGCGCAGATCCATACACCCATCCATCGGTGCCAACGTTATGAGGGCAGGTAAATTGCGTACCCGCCGTTCCACCCCAATCCTGGCAAAAGTTTGCAGCCTGCCATGCCAGCGCAAGAGTCGTGGAACATCCTACTGCTGTGGTTGGATAGTCGTAATTTCCTTGCCCTGCGCCAGTGAAGGTCGAACCACTCACACTTGGTCCAGTATTACTCTGAGGCCCAATTGTAGTGGACCAGTGATCTGCCGTCTTCTCAACGACCGTGCAAGCCGCCGATCCGCCAGCACGCGGCAGATACTGGTACATCTTCCCGCGCACAGAGACCAGGCCCTCCGCGTAGGACCTGCCGCCATCTGCGGTGTACGTCGTTGGATGATTATTGCCTCCAGATGTCGTGCCACCGGTGTTGTTCGACCCCGTGGTGTTGCCCAGTTGGGTCGCGGTAAGGCCATCCGCACTCAGTTTGCCTACGCCAACTGAATTGAAACAGCAGGACAACGCACCCACGTAATCGTTGCCGTTCACGTACCAGTTACCATCGTCGGCCATGGTGCCGAAGAGGGTATCGCTATTGTATGATCGCCCGTTGCTGGGCATCCCGTTCTTACCCGTCCCCTGATCGTCGTAGTAAATCGGGTTACCGTAGCTGGCCACCGTGAACGGCACGCTGGTCAGCGCGGCGGGGGTCGCTACCCCAGTTGTCTCGTAGCTGATCGTTGTGGTTCCACTAGTGTCCACCGACGACGCAAAGCAGTAGTACGTCGTGCTCGGATTCGGTACCACAACCGCGATGGAGTGCGAGGTTACACCGTAGTAGGTATCGCCGGCTTTGACGGCATCCACAACCGGTGTGGCATACGAATACGGTCCACCGGATACCGTGCCGCACGAGCCCTGCGAGGACTGCTTAGTCCCGGTCGTCCATGTCAGGAGGACCGAATTCGCCGTCACCGCCGTGGCCGTTGCCGAAAAACTCGGAGAGATGTTGTTGGTCTGCTCCGACCCGAACGTCACGTACGTGCCAGGAGCATGTTGATTTCGGTACTCCGTCATGATCCAATCAGCCGATCTCGCAATTTCGGTGGAATGGCGAAATTCATCTACCGTAGCAGGGTGAAAAGCCAGATCAAATGACTGGCCTAATCTAGCTGGTGAAAAAACAGTAAAAGTGCCGCAACCGGATTGGCTCGCAGCTTGCGTTCCGTCCACATATAACCGGCACATACCATCAATATTGGTATATGTCGCTACGGCGTAATGCCATGTGCCATCGGCAATGGCGGGAGATGAGCTGTCAACTGTGACCACTAACATGATACTCCGCAAATAATTGGTCCCGGCAACAGTGTACATGAGCATCCCGACATTTCGCTGGTCCACCAATACGTTGGTGTTGGCGGAAGACCCAGAGAACCATATGGATGTCGTGTAGCTTGATGTGGACGGAACTGCCGTGGAATAGATCACATTCTGATTTGTGCCGTTAAAACTCTGACCTTTCCCCAGCGTTCCAGCACCGAACGCTCCAGTCACCTGCGTTGATAAATTCGTAGTGCTATTGTAACCACTCTTTACATCGATAGCTTGAGCGTTCGATGCTTCATCCAAGTGCGAGACGATCACGTAGTTTGAGTCCCACGCGCTTGCTCGCGTGCTCTGGTAAGTCGAAACGCCGGAGTTCCCGTAGTACATCGAGACCAGCACGTCCGATCCGTGAGTAAGCGTGCCGATCTTGACGTGGATTTCCGCCGTCCCAGCTGAATACGACACCAGATCCCACAGCAACGCAGAACCGGAGCCGGAGCAGGAAGTCGAATTATCAAACACGATGTCGAAGCCGCTGGCGTTCAGGACGTGGGCGGATAGATTGGAGTCCGCAGCCGGGTTGATGAGTGCCGTGAAATTGGAGAGGTCGGCGGAGCCGCTGACCATCCCGCCAGACCCACCGTTGTAGGTTTTGATGGTCACCACCTTGCAGTACGTGTACCCGTTGGGGTACGCGCCCCATGCCGCAGTCGCCAGGGCTAATGAGCAGAGCAAGCGTCTCATTGAAGTGTCACCCCACAGATTCTAGTCGTAATCGAGCCCCCCGTCAGATTACTCAGATATCCGGCTGGATTAACGCTTGTGTTAACCAGTTGGAGATACACGTCCTGGGTACCGGCTGCCGTGGTGGCAAGCGAGATACCGCCACCAGTCTCTGCGAATGCCGGACTACTCGCAGCCATCAACGGGAAGCTAGACTTATACCCGCACGGAGTACCGGTAGTCCCGATGCACGCCGCAAGCGCAGTAACGGCCGCGCCACCCGTCGTGCCGCTCACAGTCAAGGTACTGGTTTCCTCTATTCGAAAAGAGCGTGGCGACCAGTATGCCGGACACGTAAAGAGCCGCACTTGGTACGAGGTCGCCGCTTGCCCGGAGTAGTCGGTGTAACTCGACACCACTGTAGTACACGTCTCAGGAGCCGCGTAGGTTGTTGCGCCGCTATGCAGATTTGCATTGGCCGAAACCGGTAGGTCGGCTGTTACCAAAACGCCGAAGGCGGGATCGGCCCCCGTGTGCCCTCGTAGCACTTGATTGTCCGCGCCTACCGCGATTCCCTTGGCGTCGGTGGCCGTTGTCCAAACAGGTAGTTGGTGGATTAAAGGTGTGCCGCTGGAGGTCACTGTTCCAGAACCCGCGCCGGATGCCCCAGTATCCCCACGCGGAATCGTGAAATTGAAAGTCGCAGCAGAGGACGAACCTGCGTTCGTGACTATCACGCTGGAGCCAGCCGCTCCTGTGGTCACTGTGCCTACCGCGATGGTCGCCGCCGCGCCGTTGGTGCCATTCGTCCCATTGGTTCCCGCCGCACCAATCCCGCCAGTCGTCGCGTAGCAGTTCAGCGTCTCGGGGGTTGCTACTCCGAAGACCGAGGAATTCGCGCCTGCCGTGGTCTGACTCACACTGACTGGCGCATTGCTGGAGCTATCGAAGCACCAGATCTGGTTAACCGCATTCCCCAAGTTGTGCGTACAGGTATTGGTGGCTCCCGTCGCGCTGATCGGGTTCTCCGTGCAGGCTTTCGGTGTTACCCCAGAACCGCTAGAACTACCAGGAGGGCATGTCATCATGCCCAGCAGCGGATCGTACCACGGCTTGCATTGGCCGAAGGAGAACCCTGCGAAAATCACAAGCGAAATTAGAAGTTTGGTCATAGAATCTCCTATTGATTGGTGGACGCCGTTGAACAGGCCAGCCCGTACCCCGTTCCCGTGCTCTCAAAAACCGTGCCGTCGAGCAGACTGCTGGAGTTCAGCGGCATCGCCAGAATGGCCCATCTCGTTGCCGTCAAGAGCGGAAACTTCGTGGTAATTACCAGCCCCGCATCCGTGTATGTGGCATCCGCTACCGCCGCCGTGGTGATTGTGTACGCCGTGCTGCTGGTGACAGATCGGACGGTGTACGTTCCGTTTAGGTCCGTGTCCACTGTCGCGCCGGTGATCGTTACCCTCGCGCCAACGTACAGGCCATGCGCCGCCGAGGTGGTCACCGTGCCAACATTGGCGGAAACTACAATATTGGTTAACGTGGAATTGCTCACCTTCTGCGTTGTGATAGGGCCAGCCTGCGGAGACTTGCAGACGAAGGTGATATTGCCGCTCCCGTCGTAGAGCAGATGAGTCACAATTGGGCTGTTCGGGAACGCTCCCACTTGGTTAACGTCGGCGCCCCCTTGTGCAAAACAGGCGGCGGTGAGGATGAAGATTGCGAAGATCGTTTTCATGTGTCTCCTAATGGATTCTAACCCGTGGTGGCATTACGCCATTGTGGGATTTTCTGATCGATTCAAAGATTGCGCCACGTTCTTTCGCACCGCGCGGCTTCATCATCGGATGGAGGCGAACCGGGGAAGGCATAGGCGCTTGTGCCATGCGGGGAGAGCCTATATGGATGGGCGGCGGCGCTCCGATGGGCACGATGGCTTCGGGGCCGGCCTCTCCTACCGTGGCGACGGTTGGTCGGCGGATGATGCCGCCTCGGGCGAGTTTGGGCGGATAGTTTTGAAGCTCATCTTGCGTCCATGGTTGTCCGGTAGCGGGGTTGATGTTGGCGCTTTCTTCCGTTTTCCCTGCCATACCTGCGGTGTTGAATACCCGAGAAGTGATCGGAGACGTGAATGCGTTCCCGGTCCCGTATGCTCCGCGCGCCGCTGCGATTCTTACACTAGGGGAAGATAGTGCTTCCTGCGCTCCGAGCACTGCGGCTGCGCCCGCTGGTCCACCAGTCATCCCTCCAGCCAAAGTTGCCGCCATTGCGCCAGTGGGTCGGGTTGCCCGATTGATTGTGTCCTGGATAATCCCCGCTTTTTCGCTTGTCCGCTGTGCCGCATCCCGAACAGGAGTAAGGCTCTGAATTTGCTGGTTTATGGGTTGCGCGCCAGGGACCGCACGGTTGAATTCAGCGGACATCTCATGGTATGCGCGATTCCCCAGCTTTCGCGCGCTGTCCTTCAGCGGAACGGCTGCGTCGAATCGGGTGAAGTCGTCTCCAAATTGGCGCTTCATCCCCAAATAATCCATAGGTTTCTGGAAGTTTGAAATTACGGGAGCGGGTGGCGTCCCAGGGACAACGGTGGGGGTTGGCGGAGGCGCTCCAATAATTGGAGAAGGAGGCGGGGTGCTGTAGGTGATTGGAGTTCGCGATCCAGTTGGGTATTCCGTTGTTCCTGTGAACCCAGGTCGCGGGGTGTTCAACTGCGTCCGCATCGGGGTTAGGTCGTCTACCAACCCATTGGCGGCCTGTACTCCAGAAATTCCCGAATCGACCGCGTTGCGCGCAGGCGTAAGCGATGGGGTGCTGCCTGCGTTCTGCGCTGCCATGGCCCGCGCCTCCAGTTCGGTATTCAGCTCTCCTAGTTTTTTGGCGGAACTCGCCTTTATCGCTTCCGGCGTAAGCCCCGATGTCAGTTCCAGAGCAGCCTTTGCCGGGGTGGCTCCATATCGCTCCGTTTTCCCCGGTAGCCCCAGCGCACTTTTGATGAGCCCCTTCCCCGTGGCCTTGATGCCATATCCAAGTGGCTTGGTGACGAGATTTAGTGGGTTAGTGAGGTCGCTGGTGGCTCCAGCAAACTCTGCTGCCCGCGTAGCGCCCGACGCCACACGTGGAAGACTGGCGAAGTCTGCCGTTGCTGCCGTTCCGCGAGCGAGGCCACCGAAACCGCTAGCAATGGCCGATACATCCGCTACAACACCCACCGGATCGGTGCGCAGCGTCTCTGCAAATGCTTGCGGGCTTCCATAACGCTGCTTAAGGGCATCCCACATGGAGTCAAGTTGTTGCGCGGCGTCATGCTCTCCAGTGCCAGGAGTTCCAACCGGAATCCCTGCCTTTTCCGCCAATCCCACGGGTATCGATCCAATGGACCGAAGAGTATCAAGGGGATGTTCAAAAGCAGTTGCGACATTCTCGATTAACCGAGCACTGCTACCTGGAATATTGGAAAGCATGTCCTCGGTATAGCCGAGAACTCTCTGCCCTCCACTGACGCGCTGGGGCGCAAAGCCAAGTACCTTATTCTGCTCATCGGGATGAA